CCGATACTCAACTGGCTGACTCGGATACCATTCTCGATAAGTCGATGTTGGGTTCTAAGCTGAAAGCAATGCAACGCAAGTATCAGTCTACACTGCGGAACAAAGACTTGATGCAAGCGGTGTTGTCGGTACAGAAGCAAGGTACAGCGGTAACGAACTACGAAGTGGAAGAAGTGCGTAACGCAATGAACCACTACGAGATCCACAAAGTTACCCTGAAGCCTATTCGTGGTAAACCTGGTACTGTGTACTTCCGTATCCCAGTTGTCGATCGTGATGGTCGGTATATGTCGAACGGTGTTACTTACCGGATGCGTATGCAACGTGCTGACTTGCCTATCCGTAAGGTGAAGCCTGATGCCGTAGCAATGACGTCGTATTACAACAAAACGTTTGTAACGCGTTCACATTTGGCTGCACACAACTACGATGCTTGGATCACTCGTCAAATCCGTGAACGTGCTCTGGATCCAGAAGACGATCGGGTTACTGGTGTACTCTACGCAGAGCTTGACCAATCGGCTTATGCACTGCCACGAGTTTATACTCAGCTCGGTTCTGCATTCCGTGGTTTCACTTCGGGTCCATTGTTCCTATACTTCAAGTTCGACGATCATGTTGAATACTTCCAAACCAAGTACAAGATCGATGCAACTAAACACGAAACCAATAAGCTTACGCTTGTAGGTGTTCACAATGACAAGCTGCCGGTATTGGTAGACAAGGTTGGTCAGTTCTATGTTAAGGACAATGACAATCTTGAGCCACTCGGTTCGATTGTAGAACTGCTCGGCTTGGATCAGTCTAAGGCTCCACTCGAAGCTGCCTTCATGAACGTTGGTTCGAAAGAACTGCCGTTGGCATTTGTGTTGGGTTACAAGTACGGTCTGACTGCAACACTGAAACGACTGAACGCTAAGTTCACACGACACCATCGTGGTGAGCGTATCCCGTTGACTGCTGACAACTACGTATTGGCTTTCCAAGACGAAGTGTTGGTATTCGATCGTAGTGACTATCGCACACAGCTCGTACTCGGGGGCATGCGTAAGTATGCTAAGCTGATGCCTAACTTCTCGATCTATGACTTTGACAAGCCTGACGTGTATCAACGTCTGTTGCTGGAAACGGGTATGACTGCTCGCTTCACCAAAGAGATCGATGCATTGTTCTCTGCATGGGTTGACCCGATTACTGAAGGTCTCCTGAAACAGATGGGTGAACCTACTACGTTTGATGGCTTGCTGTATCGAGCTGTAGACATGCTGCTGATCGATTGGTCGCCTTCCGAGGTAGATGGTGCTTTCATGCGCTATCGTGGCTATGAGCGTATGGCAGGGGCTGTATACAACGAACTGAACAAAGCCGTTAAGCGTTTCAACAATGCTACTGGTTCTGCTGCTGTTCAAGTACAGATGGACCCATCGGTTGTATGGAAGAAGATCGCTCAAGATCCTACCGTGATGGTTGTGGAAGACTCTAACCCACTGGCTAACATCCGTGAACAAGAGTCCATGACTTATCGTGGTGATGGTGGTCGTTCTACTACCTCGATGGTTGCACGTACGCGGGTGTATGGTCAGGCTGACGTTGGTGTGGTATCGGAATCTACCGTTGACTCCGGTGACGTAGGTGTAATTGCTTACTTGACTCCAGATGCTAACTTCGATTCGATGCGTGGCACTACTCGTCCATTCGATCCTACCAAAGATGGTCCTGCTCGACAACTGTCGACATGTGCACTGTTGGGTGTGGCTACGACTAACGACGACACCAAGCGTATTAACTTTATCTCGATTCAGCAACAACAAGGGATTTATGCTGATGGATATGAACCCACTCCACTACGTACAGGCTACGAGCAAATTGTTGCTCAGCGGACTAGCTCAATCTTTGCTTCTGCGGCGGAAGACGACGGTAAGGTCATTGCCGTTGATGAGTATGGGATTACTGTCGAGTACGCTAATGGTGAAACTACGTCGTACCAAATGGGCAAGATCCACGGATCAGCTGCAGGTACCCACTACCCACACTCCATCATCTCCGACCTGAAGGTTGGTGAGACTTTCAAACGTGGGCAAACCCTGGCGTACAACGAGAAGTACTTCACACCAGATCGCATGACTCCTGGTCAGGTAATTTGGAAAGCTGGCATCAATACTGTTGTTGCTTTCAGTGACAACTTGGATACCCTAGAAGACGGATCAGTTATTTCCGAACGCTGTGCTATTAAAATGAACACTCAGACTACCAAGATCAAATCGATCGGGGTTAAGTTCGAGCAAGCCATCGAAAACATGGTTAAAGTCGGCGATCACGTGGACTTGGATTCAATTCTATGTACGATTAAAGACCCCGACTCGGGTGGTGGCTCAGTGTTTGACGAAGTATCGCGTGAAACTCTCGCGAAGCTGTCTAACTATTCCCCTCGTGCGAAGGTCGTTGGCGTAGTGTCTAAGATCGAAGTCTTCTATCACGGTGATCGTGATGAGATGTCGGATTCGCTACGTAAGATCGCTTATGAATCGGATAAGGTTCGTGAGGCTGAAGCTAAGTCTCGTGGACAACAGTTCTTCAGTGGTGAAGTCGATCATGAATACCGTGTACGCGGTAATGGTCTTGAACCACAGTCTCTGATTATCAACGTTTACATCGATCACGATATCCCTTGTGGTGTTGGTGACAAAGGTGTAGTTGCTAACCAGATGAAGACTGTATTCTCCCGAGTCATGCGCGGTACTAACCAAACTAAATCTGGTTTGGATATCGACTTGATCTTCGGTAACACATCCGTAGAAGAGCGGATGGTACTGAGTCCTAAACTGATCGGAACCACAACTATTCTTCTTGCTGAATTGTCCAAGCACCTGGTAGGTGTCTACAGAGGAACCGCAAATGCAAAATCTAAGTAACAACGTCGCACACGGGCAGAATGTCTCCATTCTGTCTGCCGCTGTCGAACTGGGCGCTGAAGCAATTCAGCGCATCCTCGGCACGGAACATACCTCTTCCACACTGAACGGGGTATTCCTAACCAAGCAAGACATCCAGGAAGCCCTGGCTGCCCGTATCGCAAAACAACTCGCAATCTAAAGGAAACATCATGTCTGATATCGCCACTACCGTGCAGTCTGTTAAGCTGATTGCACAGCAACTGACTGAAGCCAGTCAAGTTCTGGTCGTTCCGAATCCTGAGTTTCCTATTGCTCAGTTCGCCAGCGGTTACGCTGTAGACCAAGCCCCAAGTGCTGCCCCAGTCTCTGAAGAACTTACCGCCTCTGTCGAAGAACACTTCGAAGAGATGAACGAAGAACAACCGATCCATGTAGAAGAAGACCAAGCTGACCTGATCGGGTTGGTAGCTGCTGCTCTGGGCAAGATTCAGTACAACGTAGCTAACGTCGTTATCCCAGGTGTGGATTCGATGGTTCGTGATTTCAACGAGCGTCAGAAAGTATCTACTGCTGCTGACGTACGTGCTGATTACTTCCGTTACGATGCTGTTCACTCGGAACCACGTCTGACTTCGCATCTGCAAAATTACGCTAACGTCAACCCACAGCCTAACTACCGGACTTTCATCCTGGAAGCTAAAGGTGTTGAACAGATCATCGAAATGGTCTCGATCAATAACCCACATGCTGATCGTGAGCAAGTTACCGAGTGGTTGCTGAAAGTAGATCCAGAAACCATTAGCCGTACTTATGCAGATCTGTTCAACCGTCACAAAGCACTGACTGTTGGTGAGCTGTCGTTTGTTGTTGGCACTAATGCACCGTTCAACGTTGATGCTCTGCTGCTGGCATATTTCCTGTGTGGTCATCTGGGTGAGAACCCATGTGAACCAGTCGGTGAATCGGTATCCTACGAAGAGTGGGTACACGTCATGCGCATGCTCCACGAGATGCTTGGTGCTTACCTGCTGCGTGCTTATCAGCGTCGTGCTGAAGATCAACGCAACGGTGTATTCATCCTGCGTTCGGAAGCCGCTAATGCGGTTGAGAATCGTCGTCTGGTCGTATGGCTGAACGGTGACTGCGAAGCACAATGGAAAGCTGCTAATGGTGATCTGTCTGCTGTCCTGGGTTCTGCTCTGGAAGCTGAAGGTTCTCAAACCATCGCTCGCCTGGAAGAACGCAAAGCTTACTTCATTCAGAAGTTCCAAGCTGTGTATCCACTGATCCAGCAAGCTGCTGCTGACAACGCTGAACGTAGCCGTCGTAAGGACATGGTCGAAGCCTTCTTCGAACAAGCCCAACAAGGCACTATGGCTGAGATGCAGGTAGATGGTCTGCGTGAGAAGATCGTTGATGCTATCCGTAAGGTTCGTCCTGAGCAACTGGATAACGAATTCCTGGCCTTTGGTAATCTGATTTGCCAACTGTACTTCCCTGAGTCTATCTACTGGGAATACATGTGCCTGATGGATCAGTTCAGTCAGCAAGATTCGACCATGTCTTCACGTGAGATGTCGACTCAAGCTCTGCTGTCGCTGTACGCTGCATGGGCTGCATCGCAGATCCAAGTAGATCGCTTCAAACCAGATGCTGCTGAACTACCAGCACAACCACTGGAAGAACCTACTGGTGGTGAAGCTGAATCGGCTATTGCTGATGCTTCGACTGGTGAAGGTCCATTGGTTGAGGAAACTGATCCTGAGATGGAAGCTGCCGATGCAGCTGACGCTGAAGGTGAATCGACTGAAGATCCAGAACACGAACAACAAGTCTAAGAGGTGATACATGGAGCTGAAGCGTAACGCAGCTCGTGTATTCGAACACTTGCATCGTCAAGATAATGGGAGCACTATTACAGATGCTCCCTGCAAGATTCATGTCCCCGTACGATTTCAGAATAAGGACCTAGCGATCCTAGGTTCTGAAGTCTTTATCGTCGGTTTCTATGCGATCATCATAAACGACGAATACTACGGTGTCGACAACACGATTGCAATGATGCAGATCCGTCCTAGTTCTACAAACAAAGTTACCGTTCGAGGAACCGATTATTTCGAGTTCTCTTTCGAACCAGGTGATGTAGTGTTTGTGAATAACCACCTTGTAGTGAACGATACCTTGACTTATTACCTTTACGACGAACTCGTTGCTAAAGGGAACATTCCTTGGTATATGAACTACTACGACATGTCGAAGATGTTTGACACTGCGTCTTATCACGCTGGTGTTAACTTGGGTTCTCGAGCTATTCTGGAACTGATTATCTCAACGACTGCTCGTGACAAAGATGACTTAACGCGACTGTATCGTCATATTCTCAATCGACATGAAGATGTTGTTGAGAACCCACCAAAAGTTATTCCCTTCCGCTCGGTAGTTTGGAACACCTCTGACACTACTAGCCGGTTGAACGGTGCTTACTTCTCTGACGCTATTAACACAGCGGTAGTGAACCCTAGTGAGTCCGTAGAACTGATTGAAGAAATCCTCCGTACATAAGGAACACCACTATGGGCGCAGCTCAAGATTTATTCGGTGTCCAAAAGCAAGCCGGTAACCAAGTACGTATCAGTGGCAGTCTCCTGACTGCCGGTGGTAAGAAAGGTATCCTGACCCCCGATGCAGATGGTTACTTTACTCTGTGCGTCGGTGCTTATGGCACCCACAACTCCGCCGGTATGTTTTATGATGCCGCTTCCGGTGTATCGATGTTCGAACCCGGTTCTCCATTGATGCGACGTTTGCTGAAGCAAGTGCTGTACATGGAATTCAAACACCCAGAGCCATGGGAATGGGTTCTGAAAGATGGTGAGAAATGCAAACGCTACATGGACGATCGTGAATACCTAAACCGTATTCGTAAGATCGACGATGATCGTGTATGTGCTCACATCCGTGCTCTGACTATCGTTGATGGTAAAGACGAACAAGGTCGTCCTTGTAAGTTGGTAATCGCTGAAGTTCGACCACATGGTCCTTTTGCTAAAGTCTTCTTAGACTCTGTTACTAACCCACACATCAACACTTATTGCTCCGTACGTTCGATCACACAAGACGACGTAATGCGTGGCATTAAGTACACCCGTGAGATCTCTACTTGGGACTTCGTAGGTGAAGGTGGTATCTACGTTGCTGGTAAGCACAACTCTCCAGCACTGGAAGGCTTTAAAGAAGCTGAAACCGAGATGACCATCAACCCAACTACTCTGTGGGCAATGCAAGATGAAGCTGAGAAGCGTAAGCGACTGGGCTTGGAATCTGCTGAGCAACTAGATGTTTCGGATCTGATCCGTAACCTAGGTTGGGAACGTCGTCCTGCTACCCGTCGTCCGGGTTACATGCGATAAAAAAAAATACAGCATAGGGCTACCCCGAAGGGTAGCCATTATGTCGTCATGCAGCTTTAAGGATGTCGTGAGAGGCATCCTCTATGACATCGTGTACGATATCACAACCGTAGTTATTCAGGGTAGTGGAACCCTTACGGCTACGGACATCGTAGCTAATAACCTTACGCCCTTTTGCAACTACTATAAACATACCGGTAGCAGGATCATACGTGACCTTGTTCAGTCCACGCTCAATCTCGAAACCGTTAGCTGCTTCTGGTTTTGCGATCAATGCATGGATCATATCTGCTACACGTGCAAAGTTACCCATTTCAAACTCCATGATGGTTGTTTTATCACAAGAGTAATATAGGCTTGTAGGAAAGTCTAATGCAGCATAAAGCCTCCCGAAGGAGACTATGCTGTTGTTGTCAGAGGGTACATTGTGTTAACCAGTTCTTCGACTCGCATTGGAACGTAGAAAGGGGCAGTGAGGATAGCGTCTCTGTAAACATCGCTCGACAAGAACAACGTCACAGCGTCTTCAGAAGCAGTGCACAGTGTGCCTAGGTTCCATACACGGTCATTGTTACGGCTAGTCCAGAACCAATCTGGTTTTAACATGTCCATTAGTTGAACAAGCTTAGTCAGTTGTGACGGGTAATCAGCTACTGTGATTCCTTCTACGAACGCGAAGTTCGATAGTACCTTGGTAGCGAAGTCTGGTGTGTTTGCATTGAGAGCATTAGCACCGATGTTCTGGTAGATCTTCTCGCATTCTATGCCAGTACCCTCACCAGTCCCAGCTTTGCACGTATACGAACTAGAGTTCACATTAGCGTAAGCCAACAGCACATCCAAAGAACTAGATGCAGAGATTCGCTCGGCTGAACGTTTGATTACCGTGTACTTAGTACGATCGGGTTGATCCTTAAGTACGGTATCGATGAGGGACGGTACACCCCATGCAGATACTTCTTCTACTACACCACGCAGTACAGCTGCTTCTGCACCCAAGTCAAACATCTTGAGCATTGGGGTATTAGTTAGGTCAGAGATGAAACCAACCATTGCACTGACTTGGTTATAACCACCATTCTTAAACGAGTCGATTACTACTCGTCCTTCGGAGGTCATCAGTTCAATCGTGCGTGCCATATCGGTAGCAGTCTTGACGTAGTTGGTACTCTTGTCAGTGCCAGTCAGCTCGCCCATGATCATCTTTTCAGTAGACGTGGCCAGTTTCACAATGTCAGCACGAGAACCCTTCAGAACGCCTTGTACACGCCTTAACGCCGATGGTAGATCGATTGTGTCGGTACGGAGCTTCTCACCAATGCCTTTTGTGATACTTACAGCTTTATCAAACGCGTCACCTAGACCTGATGTAAACGAATCGATCTTAGATGACAATGCCGTACGGAGTTCCGATGAAGTTTCTCCATAAGCATCTACTACTTTGGTTAGGTCCTCAGGAGAACCCAAGAATGAAGGTAAAGCTAATGCTGCCATGTTTACGTTCCTTGAAAAAAAAAATAAGAGGTTCATAAGATCAGGCATAGCAGCCTCCCCGAAGGGAGGCCACTGTTTTACAACGATTCTACAACTTCACGGACAATGCTCAGCCATTCCAGATCAGCCGAATTCGCTTTATCCCCGATGACGACCGAAGTCTTTCGGTTAGCGACCAGTTTGATCATTGGACGATTTGCAACATCTCGAACGAGTGCACCTTTCAAGATATCCTTCAAATCACGGACGAACACATAAGGCGCTTGCTTCTGCTGCAATGTTTCGAAATCGTGCGGGTATACCGCTCGCAACCAAGCTGGGTCCGAAGACCCAGTGATCAAGTACATACGCAAACCGCGATAAGTACGGAAGTTCAAACCTGTGGCTGTTTGTTTGGGGGTTTGGTTGTCAATCGAGAAAGGGTTATCTCGAGTGATCTTGCTCAGGTCCAGAACTTTTTGCATTACGCGATCTCGCTGTACGGATTTTCGATAGTAGCAGAATACTCAGCATCAGGCATACTGAGGATCAAGTGCGGATCATCTGTCCACTTCAACTTCAGGGTGTACACTTCTTTTTGTGGTTTCAACAACAGGATGCCACGTCGGAATACGTTCCACGAAAGCTTTCCATCCAAAAGCGCTCGTTTCATCATGCTGATGGTCGAGTTAAGTTCCGACTTCTTAACGCCGACATTGTTTACTGGATTATCGGAATAGTCCTGGAACAGTTGCTCCCACTTGGCTTCATCGACACCCTCACGAGCTACGATGTGTCGGAACAAATATGCCAGAGTCGATACCGGTTTCTTGGCTTTACTGAATACGCTACAATCTGCGTACGTGAAGACGTCCTTATACTGCTTAGATTCATCAGCAGCGGGATCGATCAAGATCTCGTACGTAGTGCTACTGCCGTCACGCCAGGTATATTCCATCACCAGCTTTGCTTCCATTGGTGACAGGAAGTCCATCGCTTTCTTGAACCCAGCCCAAGGCAGATCGTCGTTCAACAATGCCTTGTTGAGATTCCCCTTATCGGGTTTCTCTTGGTTATGGGGTTTCTCGAAATACGCGGTCAGTCGCTTGTTCCAAACGATCTGATTCACACGACGCCACAACAGTACTTCCCGGAACAGGAAGCACAATACGCCTTGTGCACGGTTTTTACCTTTGAGTGGATCGGTCAGTAGATCTTTTACGGATTCCATGTTGCTTCGCACCTACGGTGTACATTGAAAAGGGTTTGATATTGCTAAAACCATTTTAACTGGATTGGGCTTCTCCTTGGTCGTGAAGGATTTCAATGATCAGGTCCGACAACGTATAGATGTCGAAGTACACATGCAGCATCTTGCGTTGACCATAAGTACCCTCGATGTTCTCCAGGATACCACAGTGCGCTTGTAGCAGTTGACGCAGTTGTTCCAGACACTCTTTGATGTTCAAGTGTCCATGGATTGGATCGTAGAAGTAATTATCCAGATCAACGTCGGCTTGGTGCATAACACCCGTGCGCGTAACGTATTCAATCCGAGAGTCTTGCTCATTAGCGATTGCGTCATTTGCATCCAATAGTACTTGATGCAGCTGAGCAAAATTCCGATGCCGCAGTTGTCCGACATGACCCATCACATCACGAATAGCTAAGCCATCCAGTAATGACATATCAAACAACCGCCAGAATTCTTTGAGTTTGACGGGGTAGTCTTCAGGTTTGCAGTTTGCCCCGTCGATGCTGTCGAGGATATCCGCATAACTTTCAAGCAGGTTATTACGGCGCCAACGCCTGTAATAGTTGATGATCTTCGAGAACATCTTATGAACTCCAGAATGCCGATTACGGTATATTGTTAATCAGTTGAGTATTCATTTACTCGCAAAGAATAAGGAACACTGCCATGACTCATGCTGCTACCGCAATGACTATCGATGAACAAATTGCATGGGGCCAGGAAATCCGTGAGACCATCGTAATCGAGAAGATGTCTCAAGGTATCGCCAATTGTGACAAAGACGATATTGACATCATCTTGAAGGCGACTAAAGATCACACGCAAGCCGCCATTCAGAACCGTCGTAACCAGATCGAAGAGCAAGGCAACAAATCTAACAGCGATCTGTTGGGTGCCATGGCTGAGATGATCCGACTACAGAAGAACCGTAACCCATTCGAACGTGCACCGGAAGAAGCCAGCACTGTCTCGGAAGGCCAAGTCCCTGACGTTAAGCTTGAGGACCTGGGTGATTACACTCACGCTACCGGTGAAGATCACATTGGTTTGGTGAATGAAACTTCTGATCAATTCCAAGAGCGTATGAAAGCTCTACGGGAAGCTCAGGATAATGCGGAATAAAAAGAAAATTGATACTAGCCCCTCTCCTTTTTAGGGAGAGGGGCAGTATGTCATTCTGCGGCTTTTTCTGCTTCCGGGGCTGGCAGCAACTGAGGTTCTTTCACTTCTTCGAATTCTGCATCAACAACAGTGGTATTGCCATTGATGTAGCGATACGCCAGGTAACCGATTGCAACCAGACCAGTAACGCCAGCAATGGTGGAAAGCTTCATCTACAACTCCTAGTGGTTTATTTGTTACGCAGATAGTCAACAGCGATCGCAGTAGCAACAACCCCGATCGCAATGTATGCAGCATGGTGCCAGCTTGGGTCAGACTTCTTGATCGTGCGACGATCAACATTGACCTTGCCAGTTTTGGTATTAAACGAGACTTTGCCAATTTTAATCGTAGCCATGATCATTTCCTCAGAAGAGTAGAAGTCCGAATTCTTTCACTATATTCACGGTTGTAATATAGCTGTTTAAAAGTTTTAAATCAACCTACGCTGCCACCACGGGGGATGTCTGGCACAGGATCTTTCAATTCGATCTTTACATTTGGAACAGTTTCACCATTCATGTTCGACCATTCAATGGACAGACTGGTTACACGGGACAACAATGTTGGATTACGTTCAACCAAAGCATCTGCACTCGCCAACAATGCATTCAGTTTGTCGGTCGCCTTACTGTGAGTTGGGCGAGTCAGGTTGTACAGCTGGCTTGCAAGTTGCGACATGATTCAGCCTTTCAAGTTACGGATTTCTTCGTAGATGTAACCGTCCCACAGGGAACGCTCACGGAAGTCTGGTTCGGTGATAATGCCAATCTCACGAATCCGATTGTCGCTATCCAGAGTTCGTTGGTAATCGGTAAAGTGTACACGATCACTACCCAGTGCGTGCGCACGATAGATCCATGCATCTCGTTGATCCGTGAAGAAATGCACCTCTTCTTGGAACACGTTGGTTAGGTCTTGTTTATCGCAGTGCTCAACCTTAACAGCGAAGAACCACTTGGATCGATCCATCGAGTCATCGAAAGAACAAACCCACATGGTTACATGTCGATCAGTTTCTGGTTCGCGACAGATTCCAGCCAAAGCAACAGGCGTACGGAACTCAGGGAGTTTCTCTTTGAAATAGTTGCGTTCCATTATTACCTACGTTTCCTCTTTGTTCGTCTATATACCAAAATAGTAATATAGATCTGAGATTTAATGGAGTTGACAAAAAGGCCATCCTTAAAGGATGAACCAATTAGGCCACTTATCGGAACGACATCTATCTAGGGTAGACTGTACGGATAATCCGACAGCTTTAGCTGCATCTGACCCGCTTCTATATTCTACACCATCGATGGACATTCGCCGACAATTGTGCTTACCCAACTTCGCTTTATGTTCAGGTGAGAACTTCCGACCTTTACGGGTAGCTGACATCTTTGCACGTGTTTCTTCGGTGTGTCCAAGACCCATGTGTGAGGCAGACATCTGCGCTCTAGTTTCTAGTGATTTAACCCTACCTGTATTTGCTTTACTAATCCTCGCTAAACCATCGTCAGTAATCTGGCAACCATTACCCAACTGATTGATGAGATATGGATTACCAGAGTGGGCTTGAATAAAGGTGTTCTCTAAATAACGTGCATTCTGTATATGTTCGACGAACATAGTTTCCCATTCGAGATTAGGGTCATCGTTATACAGATCTTGAAGATTGCTGTTGTCGTGCACGCCTTTACGAAGCTGTGCAAGATGTTGTCTTTTGCGACGTTTAAAATCAGTGGTAGATCCAAAATAAAACTTTTTTGTTTTAGTGTGGATCACAGTGTATACACAATTCACAGTGACTCCAATTACTAGGGTATTTGACACCCTAGTAATGTAGATGTCAAAGGTTATTCAATACGCATGTTTTTGTTATAAGCTTCAGGAACAGTTACGTTGGTTGGATCGAGTACTACGAACTCAGCTTGGTTGAAAGCACCATGTGTAGATACGTAGTGAGAGATGTAGAAGATCTGTTGGTATTGACCCAGTTCAATCAGACGACCAATAAACGGCACGAGGTTAACTCGGTGTTGTTCATCGAACGTACGACCGAATTCATCCAGCATCAATGGGTAGTCATCGAAGCCCATGAACTTCAACAGTGCTACACGGAATGCAAAGTTTACAATCTCTTTCTGCGAGTCAGAACCCATATCAATGTCAGTAGGTTCAACCGCACCATTACCTACGTTGAGAGGGAACTTGTAATCCAGGTCATCACGATCGATCTTAGACGGCAAGACTTCCATTGGGTAAGTCCATACATCATCGATCACCGTGTTAACGAGTTTCGTTACACCTTGCAAGAAGCCCAACATGTACTGACCAATCAATCCACCTTTCGGCGACAGAGCTTTGGCCAACAGTTGGAAATCGGTGTGAGCATCAGCAGCATCAGCTACTGTTTCTTCCAACAGTTTGATCTCAGTATCACGACGTTCAGCTTCACGCAGTCGATTACCGACGTGTGCCAGTTGTTGGTGAGTAGCATCGATCTCAGATTCGAATGCTTGATCCAGCAACCATTCAGCATGTTGCAATGCACGTGTACGCCATTGTTCGAACTTAGTTAAGCAGCCTTCTACCTGACCAATGAACTTATCTACTTCGTTACCCGAGTGAATGTAAGCTTCGATTGCATCACGAGTCGATTGTTGCGTCAGCAGTTTGTTGTTGACTTCTGTTTCCAGTTCAGTTGCACGTTGCAGCATGTAACCAGCAGCATCGAAGTCAATTGCTTCGATTGCTTTCAAACGTGCTTCGATTTGTTTGCTGTGTTCCAGTTGGATCTCAGCTTCAATCATCATCTGCTGTGCATCATGCCAACGTACTACATCCGTAGCAATCAGCTTAGGTGAACGGAATAGTCGATTGTCGGCAGTCATCCATTCCCACACTTGTTGGAAGTCTCGGTGGTCACGAGTGATCTGTTGGAACTGCTGTACGTAACCAGCGTATTCAGTAAACCGCTCTAACCATTCTTCGATCGATTTGATTTCATTCTGGAAATGCTTCTCAGCTTCTGAAGCTTTACGCAGTTTCTCTTCCAGTCGAGGAATGTCAGTAGGATCTACACCTGGGATAAACGTGTGTTGGCAGTTAGGACACTGTACGTGATCACAACCTTTCAACGTAGCAATCCGTCGCATGGTTTCTGAGATGAACTCTTCTACCGAACGAAGCTTCTGCTTAGATTCAGCCAGCTGCACTTTACGAGCTTGTGCATTAACCATAGACAGATCCCCATCTTCGTTGTTAGGGATTGTTACTACGATTGTGTAAGCTCGATCAAATGCATCTTCCAGTCGAGCGAGTTGATCACCAAACAACCCCGTACGACACAGCGGGATTTCCCCTTGATACGCTTTAACGATAGCTGTACGTGATTCGATGATATCCAGGTGATGTGCTAACCGATCTTTCAGTTCTTGGATTTCTTCAGGAGAAACCTTCTCGATCTGTGATGGTGTAGTTGCGCGGATGGTTTCCAGTTCTTCCAGCAGTCGATCAATTACGGCTTGTGATGCTTGAATACTAGCCAACCGTTGGTTAACGATCTGGTTGTATTCGCCTTTATCTGCAACACGAACGTTGTCATTCAGTCGTGGGTATTGACGCAACAACCACTTCGCATCATGAATGATTGCATCCAGTTCTTCTTTAGCTGCACCGTTATGAGCAAAGCCACGTTTGATAGTGGGATTGCGATGCAAGAACAATGTGTTAACACGATCGGTCAAACGTTGACGTTCTTGACGCATCCGAGAAATCTCAGAGTCATCCAGCATATCAATGTTCTCGTTCGCTAGACGTTTCGTCATGTGATCGATAACGTTCTTCTGAGCACGTGCTGCATCATTAACACGAGCTAACAGATTGATAGCATACCCGAGATCTACTGGCGATGCACGAGTCAACCAATCACGCCGTTTGTTTACTGCCAATTGCGAGAACTTAGTACGACCTGTAATAAGGTCTTGAATGTCCTGCTGCAATCCGAATTCTTGTTTGCACAGATCGAGTTGGATCTGATAGGTACCACCTTCGTTGAGTTCTTGTCCATTACGGATGAACGAGTGGTGACCGGTGCCTTTATCGTATACTGAAGTCAGAACGTATTCTGCACCCTTATGGGAACAGTGTACTGTCTTCGAACCATTCTTATCGAATTGAGAATGGTGAGATGGCAATGGACTCAGCTCGTCGAGAAGTGAGGACTTACCCGATCCGTTCGAACCGATGATGACCATGAGGTTCTTGGTCGGAGTCCATTCGAGAGATTGGATATTGGACAACATCAAACGCTTGTAACGTTTGAGTTGTACTAGTCTTAAATACACAGTAAAAAGCCCCCTTCCTTATTCTTAGCGCTGTTGTCTACATTAGATCTAGCACTAGAGTATATTTTTCAAGGAATACCAAATGGAACAAGCTCCACCAAAACCAATAAGCGGCCAAGCCGTATCCATGTTCCGATTAGTTTCGATCGGTACGTCAAAAGAAAACAAACCACGTAATTCAACAACGCTGAACGTTCTCATGAACGAGAAGGCAATGGCTACTGACGGGGAGATTAAGTTTAACCCTCAGGAAAGCATCCGTGAGTTCCAAGACTCATCGGGAGCTACCCATCAGGTAAAGACCACAGCTGAACGGTCTGTGCCTTGTGAATGGCTTCCCTCGGAGGATAACCGAGCTACTCCACCTGACATCATGCGGAACGAGATCGTTGAAGTATGGCGGTTAGGTGACTCGGATAAATACTTCTGGCGTTCACTCGCTATGAAGAACGGCTTACGTGCTTTGGAATCTGTTGTTTATACCTGGAACGCTTCACCTAATCCTGGTGGTGCTGGTATTGACTTCAATACGTGTTACTACATGGCTATCTCGGCTCATGACAAGTTGTTCACTATCGGTACGTCTAAAGCGAATGGTGAACCCTATGCTTGGACCATGCAATTCAACACAGGTACGGGAGAGTTCACATTAACTGATGACATTGGTAACGAATTCGAAATCGTATCTCGTGACAATCGTCTCCAACTCAAAAACCCCGACGGTACATATCTCAAGCTAGAGAAACAGATCATCGAGATGTCAGCTAATGAGTCCATTGAACTGATCGTGGGTGGAACGCGCTATAAGCTCACTCCTGACACGGTTGACACTAAGACTACCAATGTGATCAGTACGTCGGAAACCGTTCGGATAAGCGCTCCTGACGTCATTATCGGTGGTGGTAGGGTTGTTATGAATGCACCTGGTGGATTTGCTATTGTGGGGTAACGTATGCCTGGTATTGCAAGAGTAGGTATTGATAGTGCTGGTGGTGTAATCACCGGTGGGATGCAAGGATTAGTAACAATTAACGGGGCTCCAGTGTCTGTAGTAGGCGACGATGTCGCAGGTCACGGCACAGGGTCTCACGCAGGCCCTAAGATGGCCCAAGGAAGCTCTCTGTTCACGATTAACGGCATACCGGTATGTCTGGCAGGACATCGTGCTTCGTGCGGTCACGAGGCTTCTGGAGACGCTAAGCACACGTGTTCCAGATGAACCGGCATAAAGCCTTCCCGGAGGGGAAGGCTAATATGTCGTTACTCTTCGTCTTTCTTGCGACCTGTGACAGAGTCAATTGTTTCTGTCAGGTAATGCAACTCTGTGGAGAGTGCACGAGAGACCCATTTGTTACCGCTAGTCAGAACCGTACTGAGACGTTGGATAACCATACCGACAACGTTACCGATGGTGTTGGTAGCAGTGCTCTCAGATTGAGACAGCTTACCTGCAATCGATTCAATGTTCTTTACGGCCTTCTCCAACTTCCGTGACTGGGATGCGTCATTGCTATTCCAGTACTCGGCTGTTTCAGTGATCAACGAGTTGATTTGTTTCAAATGGTCAGCACCAGGATAAGGTAGCTTGTCACCAACAAATTCTTTCTTGGTGTTGTATTCGACAACATCAATCTTGAGATACTGTTGGATCTTCTCCACACCCTGAGGGAATACGGTAGCTGCTGCCGCAGGATCAAACATCACCAAACCAAAGTCACCGAGCATTGGAACAGTACGCAAGGTATGTTCTTTGTCAGTATCGAACTCTGGTGCGTAATCTTCGGTAGCTCCTTTAACGCCTGGGAAATGAATGGAACTACCAATCAAGGAACCCAGTGCCTTCAGGAATGCTTCTGGCGATTCATCAGTCATGTGCTGTGTAACCAGCTTCTCTGTACCTTCCAACACACGAATAAAACCATTGATGTAATCAGTGATCAACCAACGTACAAACTTCGATGCGATGTGAGCATGTTCCATTTCATGGCCAACAAACTCACCTGCAATACACAGCTGGTTTATATTGAACTTGAAGGTACCTGCTTCAGCTTCGCCTTTCAACAGAGCTACTTGGTCTGACGACATTGCTTTGATGCGTTTATCGTTCTTACGTCCAGCTTCACCAAGACGCTGCATGCCCTGACCAATCTTCTCAATCAACTTACCGATGGTACGTAGTAACCACTGGATGATGTTTCTGAGAGTGATGCCGACTTTCTTGATGCCGGTCACGAGGTCTTTACCAGTTACGCCTTTGTTTTCCGATTGGTCAACTTCAGCGTCCTCCAAGGCGATGCGCATTGCCATCGCCGTTGGACCAGTAACTACTTCACGACCTTGCATCACTCGCTGAAAGCCTTCCAGCGCCAGATTATACTGGTGCAGTCGTGCCAGGTCAGCGCCAACCTGTGCTAAAGTGATATCGGTCATGATTGTACCTTACTGAGTGGAGACTACAGAATCATCTTCGTGGTCTTTGGTTTTGCCGTCAGTCTTAGCTGCAGCGTTGTTTTCACGGATAGCAACTTCAGTAGACGAACCACCTTTGTTGGATACTTCGTTGTAGAAACCGATGTAGGCTTTAACCAACGAGGTCAGATAACCCATGAATGCACGGTGTTGCATCAGAGCAGCAGATACCGCACCTTGACCAACCTTGTTATCTGAACCAACCGACTTACGCAGTTGCTTCAGAGCAGCCATCGAAGTGTCTTTACCAATCAGGTTAGCAACGATACCTTTGACGGCATTCAGAGAAGCGATAGCGCGTTCTTTGGATGGGATCTTAACGGCTTCAACACCACCTTCAGCATCACCCACAGAAGCGAAATCAAACTTCATGAATGCCTTACCGCTGGCTACGTTCTCAGAAGCGTTGGTGCCATCATTGATACCAATGAACATTGCCTTGTTACCAGGCATGATTGGCGAACGAGTGATGATCGAGTAAGAGCTCAGGCTAGATGGAGCTTCACCCGAATCGACTTGTTTGAACTGAGCGAAGGTAGCTTCCAGTGCAGCTTGAGCAGCATCTTCGATACGGTTCTCAACACTGGAGTCTTCGGTAGCGACTACTTGAGTCTTACCAGCATTCTGGGTAGTACCAACCAGTTTGATCAGAGCTTGTGGCCATTCAACCAACAGTTCTTGTGCAGTCTTCTCAACGTTGCGAACAACTTCAACGGAGTCACCCACAAAGTTACCATTGATCATCAGACGACCACTACCTTTCGACTGTACTTCTTTACCAGCGTCGAGGTCTTTGGCCTGGATAGACTTGATGGTCTTGTCCAGTTCTTCGATCAGTTTCGGGGTATCACGACGGAAATGGTTCCATGCGTCCATGATCATTTCGATCAGACGAGCGATGGCGTTACCTGCAGCAGCACCCAGTTCTTTCAGCTTACCACCGATGGCCGATTCCAGACCTTTAGCCGCAACCAGTTGGGTGTCAACACGACCGATGTCTTCCAGTGAGGCAACAACAGGACGGAAGAATGAACGGTCATGAGATTCCAAGGCGATACGGACAGCTTGAGCGAACTCACGAGTAGGCTTCTTACCAGCCTTGCGCATACCAACAAGCATGGTCTGGTATTGTTCCAGAGCAGCTTCGACCTTGTTGATGTTCTCCAGGTCGTTACCAACAGCTTCAGCCTTTTGCAGGGCAGAATCGGAACCAACGGTAATACCTTGGTTCTCAAGATCTTCTACAGCTTGCTCAACGTTCATTACCGAATCGTCAGCTTCTTTTGGCTCGATGTGTTCTGCTTCATTCGCTTCGATAGCGTCTTCTTGAGAAACAACACCAGTGGTAAGATCTTTTTCGCCAGCCGATACAGCGTCAGGAGTCTTGTTAGTAACAGCATCTTCTTCACCTGCGTTACCAGCGTCGGTGGTTTCCTTAACGGACACTTTACCAACGTCTTGGGTCTGTGCGGTACCGTCTTGGGTGGTGTCTTTCAGTTCTTTAGTCGGGGTATTCGAAACAGAAGCATCTACTTCTTCATTCGGTTTGACCGACTCGGTAATTTCGATCTTGACGTCCTTCTGCACAGGAGCGTCAACGGAAACTTTCTTGTCTTCGGCGATGGCTACAGATTCCATCGAGGCCAGAAGACCCATTGCATCTTGAAAACGTTTTTTGACAGCAGGCTTCTTAGCTGCTGGTTTTTTAGTTACTGGCTTAGCCATGTGGTGTTACTCCGCGGATTAAAGTTACATAAGGTTGGTACCAGAGGCACCAACCAAACGTTAAAGGGTTTTGAGCTGTTTCAGCATTTGAGGCGTGACGATCTTTGCTGGAATGGTTTTACGCTTTTCCTGCCAAGCCGCTTTAATGACTCGGTGGTAACCATCCAACGTAACCCATTCACCTGTAGGAAGCTGTGTGACAATAATCGGAATACTCGTGTCAGCAGCACGCATGCGTTTGACATCGTAGTCGTCATCGATCATCCACGTAACCTGACGGAGATCGAAATCAACTACGGGAGTGCTCCTTGTCAGGTCCAGTAAGGCATCCACACTGTAGGTATTACCCATATGCGTAAATGTGCTTTCGGGTCCCTCACTGTAAGCTTCGTTAGATGGGATTACTTTTCGCCTTTCAACGAGTTACCAGCGATGTGTGCACGAGTACACGAATCGATAGCCCACAGACGCTGTTGGATCACACGTTGAGTATGGTTGGTCAGAGTCCAAAGGTTTGTACGAATGTAAGTTGGGAACAGAATCCAATTACTTACACTGTTAGTGAACTTAGACTTGTTGGTCTCCAGCCATTTAGTGAACTCTTCCAGTGCTTCAGTAGCTTTCTTGGAAGCTTCACTAACATCGTCAGCTTTGTCCATGATGTCGGCAGCGGCGTCGTTCCACTTTTCGAGTTCTTGTTTCGATGGCAGTGGGATGGTCTTGGTAGATTCACCCGATTCGCCTTCGGCCTTGAACGACCAGAAACCAGCGCCACGTTCACCTTCAACAAATTTGCTACCACCGTATTCAAACGTCGGCAGTGCAACCTTACCTACAGTGCTACTGATAATCTCATCAATTGCAGCTTTGTCACCTGCGTTATCGAACGTGCCTTCCCGTGGATTATCCATCAACTGCTTCAATGCAGCCATCGATTTATCAACAGCAGGTTTGACTTGTGCACAGTAGGCAATGAAGAAGTCAAGAGCTTCGACTGGTTTAGTCGAGTCATCAAGAACAACTTCACCATCGATAGTCAACAGGTTAGTTGGGTCTAGGGTAACTTCGGCAGGTGGCTTAGCAACTGGTTCTTTCGAAGCAGCAGCTTTCTTCAAAGCTTCGCCAGCTTTAGTGCCAGCTGTCAGTGACAGAGTAGCTTTTACTGGTTGGCCAGGAGCAGGCAGTGCTTTGATAACTTGTTTCAGTTCATCAGACTTAGCCTTATCCCCTTTGATCGCCTCTTTGACCTTGGTATAGGCTTGCTTGATCTTAGCGAAGAATTCACGCATGATTGTCAAGAATTTCTCAATGACACCCTTAGCGGTTTCTTTCAGTTTAGCCAAACGACCAGTAGCTTCTTTCTCAGCTTCTTTGGTGTGACCGATACGCAGTTGCCCAGCATCGTCATCAATAGCTTCCAACGAAGTGGTCAACTTAGAGAAGAACTTCGGATACATGCCTTTCAGATCGTGAGCGATTACCGAAGCGGTAGCGGACTCCAGACCGAAACGGGTAGAGCCACGCAAGATCCCGATGTATGCTTCAGTAGAAGCACATGCTTCTTCCAAGCGCTCCAGTTTCTTATGGATCGCTTCACCTTGACGCTTGGATGCTTCGTCGATAGCAGTAAAGTCTTTACCGTCTACTTCTACTTCAAAAGCAGCTTCAGCAACATCACCTTTGCCAGAACCATCATCGGCTACATCTTGCACTTCTTTTGGACCCAGTTCAGAACTGGTTTCTTTTACATCGACTGGACGGGCTACGCCGTCCTCCGATTCGATGCTCGCCAACAGTTTGGTGAGTTTTACTTTCTTAGCCATGATGGTTCCTTATTCGGCTTTGCCAGCGGTAGCGGCGACGTTCTCGTAGTAGCCTACGAGTGCTTTAGATGTGGTGTTGAGATAACCCAGGTAACTGACGGAGAAACCAAGGGCGGCAAGTACGTAGGACATCATGAACTGACCGAATGGGGTGCCTTCTTGAGTAATGTCGTAAATGAACTCACGCAGCTTATCGGCTACTTCTGCACGACGATTACCGATGTCCAACAGCTTCTTAGTGCGATCAATACCAGCTGCCAGTTCTTGTGCACTTGGGACGGCGACGTCAGCCGATGGAGCATCAGCACCTTCGACTTGGGACAGTTTAACTACCAGTGCACTTGCCAGGTTGGAAGCTACCAGATTACCATCTGACAATTTGTCATTGTGGTAAGTCAAAGAAACTTCACGGTTACCAGGCAGTGGAGGAGTCTTAACAATCGACTGGCCGCTTGGATCGCGTTGAACCGCAATATCGAGACCATTGAAGCAGTCTTTGAAACTTGCACCCAAAGTACTGAACAGGGTTTGAACCATAGCGCGCATTTGTTCTTCGTCGTTTGTGTCCATACCTGTAGCTTTCTTCTTAGCCCCTTCAACGATCTGAAGGATACGGCTTGGCCAAGTAATCATCAGACCTTCTGAAGCGGAAAGCAGAGTCGTTACTGTTGTCCCATCGGAACCAGCAATCGCACCGTTCATGGTCAGGGACTTCAGACCACCGTAGTTGATGGTTGCGCCTTCTTTCAAACCACCCGCTTTGATGATCTTCTCAGCAGCTTGCAAACGCTTCAGCAATTCTTCCCGGTTGGTTGACATGAAGTTCCAGGCATTCATGATATTTTCGATCAGTTTCTTGATCGCGGCAACAATGCCTTTACCTACCGATTTAGCGCCTTCCTTCAGTTTGTCCAACAGTTCCAGAGACACAGTCATACGACCGACTGGAGCATCGAACGATTCCAGGGAAGGTACTGTCCGAGCAAAGAAGTTAGCATCATGACGACGCAGGCTTACTTGGATAGCTTTGGCCAGAGAACTAGGAACCGATTCGTTACGGTTGATGTAGGCTTCTACGTGACCGATGTGGTGTTCCAGGGCAGCTTTACAAGCTTCCATCTTGGTGATGTCTTCACCGACTTGGACGCCTTCATTGATAGCGTCTTGGATAGCGGGAGTAACACCATCACTATCACCGGCTTTAACGGTATCAGCAGCAGTGGCAGCTTCGCCTTTCGAATCAGCTTCAGCGGTAGGTGCTTCTGGATGATCTTTGGTGGCAGATGCCGAAGCATTGGTTACATCTACTTGGCGTGCTACGCCATCGCTGTCTTCTAGGCTAGCGAGCATAGACGAAAGCTTATGGGTTTTGAAATAAGTCATACGAACTCCGTTAAGGGATCAAGCCTTGATCTTTCAGTTTCTTGATGATTTGCTCAGCAACTGCCAAGCGTTGAGTGAGAGCTAGATTCTTTTGTTGCTCTTCAGCAAGCCGAGCGTAATCAGTCGTACGATTGGAAATCGCAGCTTCACGTTTAGCTTCGTTGGTTTCGTGTTGCTCTGGAGTAACCACACTCAACAGAGGAACTACACCAATGTTGATCGTAGGTTCAACACCGATTGTATCCGAGATAACTTTCGCTACTTGAGTCGTCAAGAAATCTAAAGATACCGTAACAGGTAAAGCACCGCACGATGCAGACAACACAACGTGGTGATAAGCTTTCGAATCCAATGAAGGATAAGCTGTTACAAAAGAAGAAGGGATGTAGATAGGTGCATCGGTATCTGACAACAGTGTCAGGATCATTACACCATTACGACGGTCTTCAGTGTATACTGAATTGGCAATAGCCATCGGACCGTAATATGTTTCGAATACGTTCTCGCCTTTGTTCTCAAGGTCGATGAACGAACGGATTGCACCGAGTGTATAAAGGAGACCTGGTTTCGTCACGAAAGGGTTCTTGACCTCCCAGCGTCCTTTGATTCCAATTTGCGGGATTACGTTAGCCATGACAGCGCCCATGTGGATTGATTAATCATCAGATTGGGCATAAAGGAGCCCGAAGGCCCCTGTTATGTAAACTCTTCTACGGACGACTTAGTAACGACCAGATAATTCACGCGTTGGAACACTGCCGATGCATAAACTACACCATCACGAATCATACGCGATACACCCAGTGGTACTGAAGTGTAACGGTCCATGGTTTCTGCAACCTTCAACAGGTTAGCAAACACCAGCAACCATTCACCTGTAGTTTCTGGATCCAGTCGATCAAAGTCAGCTGTGTTGTTCGTTACCAACATGTAGTCTGGGAACTGCTTCGAGAACCGTACAATGCCACCGCGGTTCTGCGGGTTACCAACAACACCGAAAGCCACAGACTTGTAAGTATGCGATGCCAGTTCGTATTGAGCGTTAACCCAAGCTGTGGTGTAAGCTGGACCACGAGCAGTACGACGTAGCAATACAACTTCAGTACGTGGGTCTACAATCGGGCTATAGAAACCTGCACCTAAGATACCTGCTTCTACCGAGTACTTATGCCAGAACGGAGTGATAATGAACTCGGTCTTCTTAAAAAGGTCCGGTAGAATCGCTTCCCACTCTTCACGAGTATGTGTGGTATTAGCCATGATATCAGCAATGATCTTGTCATTGATGAAGTCTTGGTTGTCAGCAGCTACACCGTACAGCAATGCCATCCAGCGAGCTGGGTAACGCTGTGTAGTGTCACGTGAGTTAACGTAGTCGTAGGTTAACGACTTCAGTTGAGTATACGGATACTCTGCACGCTTAGCTTGAACCTCAGCGAGTTTCTCATCGAGGTCGTAGGCTTTCAACGCTTCGATAACAACCAGCGGATCTTTGAAGAAGTCATCGTACGGAATCAACGGGTGAACGATGTCGATGAAGTATTCATCATACTGACCAGCAAACGATTCATCTGCGTACCAGAGTTGGACGCGGTTAGTTTCGGCTGGAGCAGACATCTCGAAGACAACATACTCTGGCAACCAGATCGTGTTGTTGGTAAGCATCTTACCAGTCGAGAAAGATTTAAGTAATGGACCGAATTCGGCCAGAACGAGTTGACGAACGACTTGTGGATCAGAAGTGATCGAACCAGCGATAGCACGGTCCAGTAGATATTTAGACAGCTTGAGGACCAGGTCCTTGGTTGCTGCATCAACATCTACCTTGGTTTCATCCCTTACGCTATGAAAGGAAAAAAACACTGTATTCGGTACTGGCGTGCTGGTGTGGGTCGTTACGTCTTTTGCATAGGTGAGACTGTTTTTAGAAATCTCACCGAATTTCGCAACTTGGTCAGGTACGTTACTGACCATGGAAGGGTATCCAATGAAACCTTTCAAGTTATACATTTAACGGTCCTCATGAGCGGGCGATGGTAATCCATCTATAAAATTGATAGTCCCGCTTGTGTTAACGATAAACGCCATGGTAGAGTGGGGAGTTCCCCATGGGAATGTTGTCTACCGTTTTGAAAGCTGTCTTGCGATAGAAAACGCCGGAGTGCGTTAACGGGTAGGCGTAGTTGAGAACTCTGACTAGAGGTAATCATGGTCATCGTAACTACACAAGCCTTGCTCTCCTTGTGGCCGTTCCTCAAGCGCGCGATCTTTGGTGAACGCGCAATTAAAGAGGTTCTGCTGGAAAACCGGTACATCACCTTCATGTTGTTCTGTATCATGCTTATGCTTGCTACGATCTTCTGGGTGGGTACTGAGTTGGATGCTGTTAAAGCTGAGAACCGTGTAATCGTTCAGGAACTCAAGGACCTCAAGGCTACCTATGAGAAACCTGATTTCGACGCTCGTCGTCGCCGATTGGACGACCTTCTCAAGTAAACTACCAATGGGAGTAACCATGCGTTATGCTCTATTTTTACTGTTCTTCTTGAGCAGCGGTTGTGTCTTAAACCAACCAAATAACTTCGTGTATTACACAGAGGTTCATACCAGCAATGTCTCCAGCGTCTCTAGTACGTCAACTCATACAACAAAAGAGACACCTGCACCTCCACAAAAGACCGTAGTAATAGAACGTGCGGAACAAGCAACAAGTACAACATGTCCGCCATTTATTCTGCCGTCAGCTGGAATTCCACCCGCTACTCCTGTATTCGCTAACCTTCCTCCATTGGTGAAACCTGGGGATGACGATGTTATCCTTACGAATCATATCAAGGAAATGAAGAAGTATGTGAATAACGAAAGGTCTAAAATAGAGAAAGCCTATCGCGAGTGGCAGTCGTCCTGCAAGTAAAAAGACTGGCTGGATTAATAATCTAGTGTGGTTTATTTCTTCGTGAGGATGACATAATGGATGGTATTGTTCTTTATACTGATGGTTCATTCCGTCAGAATAAAGCAGGTTGGGGAATTCACGGTTACACCTACAGTAACGTCGCTATGTCTTCCAAAGCGGCGACCAAACAGCAACCGACAGCTAAAGGGTACAAAGATGTACCTGCTTCGGAAACTGTAACGGTAATCGAGTATATCGATGCGTATGGTGCGATCGAAAAGAACCCAACCAATAACACAGCGGAACTCGGTGCTGCGATTGGTGCATTTGAATATGCATTGAAATCTCCTGCGAAACAAATGACTATGCTGATGGATAGCGAGTATGTTCGTAAGGGTCTAACGCAGTACGTTCCAAAGTGGGCGAAAAATAATTGGATCAAATCAGATGGCATGCCAGTAGCTAACGTTGATTACTGGAAAAGGTTGTCTGAGTTAAAGGCATCGTGGGAAGAGCCTAAACGTAAACTTGAACTCTTGTGGATCAAGGGGCATTCCAACGACATGGGTAATGACAAAGCAGACGCGAATGCTTTGTTAGGTGCGGGACATGAAGTAAAAGCCGCACCGGTTGAAATCAAACAAGAAGGCGAGAAGGTCAACAAGCTTAAGAAACAACCAGTGAATCCGTTAGTGATGGAATCACGTCTGTTGTTTGGGTTTAATACAGGTGAAGATCCGGATGGATACTATTACATGTATAACCTCGGTCGCATGCATAACTACGGTTTCAAACCGCAGGACACACCGAAAGATAAATTAGCGAAAGCTGATCTGTTGATTGGTCGACCGATTTCTGAAGCAACCTTTGGTGTTTACAAAGCGTACGAACCAGATGCATATCTGGAATCCGTCATTGCGATGCACGCTGCGTGTTTCCCAAGTGATAATCCTGAATTGGGTATTCTCAACTTGGCTAACGTGTTCAACGCTCAAATCCGTAACCGCATTGAAACTGCAAACTCGGATCTGTTGTCGAAGCACACAGACATCTTGGTATTGTCGACTGCCGACTATAAACTAGTCAGCCGTACCCTCAACCCACCGCGACGTGCAAATGATGCCGTAGCGACCTTCCAGCAGCTCCAGCGACAGCTAGACGATTACCTAACAGGAAAGCTGGGTAACGGGGTTGAAGCTTTTGATATAACGTCCGCATTTTTCGAGCAGGTCTCGTCTGGAAAGAAAGAGATCCGACAGCTTCTGAAAACGATCACTCAGAATACTGAATCGGTTAATCCGAAGATTAAGTTCCGTGGGCAAGACGTGGAACTCAAGTTGTGTCTCGGTTTGGATATTCCAACTCGTAACCAACTTAACCGAATCGGTGCTGGGTATACGAAGGTAGAAGTGTTGGTCATTGCTGTTGGGCCTCGTGCCTACACATACGCGACTGTGTTCCAAACGGATGAAGGTTCTGCAATTTACCAGAGTCCGTATACGCAGTTCATTCTACCTAAATAGCGGGTATTCCATGAAACTACTAACCAAACTCCAGGAAGTCATTGCCCGGTTCTTTACACGAATCGGGCTGCGCTGGTGCGCAAAGCTTGACAATGATTTTAAACGGATGTGTGTGTTAGCCATTATCCACTCTAAGTGGGTCGGCGGTGATGTTGTCAGGGAACGATATGCTAAAGCCATGTCACTGAACGATCAAATGTGTTTGGTACGTGACGCCAATGCATTAAAGTTCCCTACTTGCATTGCGGATCATTGCCTTAAGGGTATCCCAAGTCTCAATGAAGCCAAAAGCTCCCCGGACTGTGGATGGAATCGTATTCGCAGGGCAATCCCTTGCTGGTTACGTTATTCCGATGAAGCAACGTTCCGTAACGACATTCAACGGGTCTTCGCTATTTGCGCTGCACCTGTGGTTATCGCATAACGACATATTGGCTTCCCCTAGGGGAAGCCTTTATGCCATCAGCGGAGCTCTTTCTCAAGCGTAGCGAACACTTGGTTAACTTCTGTAAGCTTGGTGATCTGAATGGCGTACCACTCAACCCACTTAGCTACGTTAGCCAGTTCGTTGCCGATTGTTTGGATCAGTTGCTTAGAGGCTGGATCACGTTCCGAAGACAGTGACTTAAACAGACCCGATGCAACAGCTGTCAGTTGTTCTACCGAAGCACGGACAACGGTTGGAGAACATTGATCCAGCAGCTTACCATAACTCACCATCTGGAACTCAGCTTTAACAAACTCATTGTTGTTAGAGAACAGAGCACCGAAGGTATTGGTAGCGTCGTTACCACCTTTGAAGTACTTGGCTTCTTCAGCGTACAACTTAGCGATCTGACCAGCATCCATCGAACCACCTGGGAAGTCACGACGATCCCCACGTTCAGCAGGGTTGGTAACGTAGTAACCCAGACGTTGGATAGCTGGATCTAGCACAGCGGTCTTGATAGTAGCAGCCAGTTGAATACGTGGCTGTAAGCCCATTACGTAGTCATGCAAGTTACCACTGAAGCCACGAGGCTGAGAAACGATCTTCTCTTGGATGACCATGTAATCCAGAGAACGCATTACAGTCTGCATGTTAGCAGGATACAGCGTGGTGAGTGGTGCCCAATTGAAAGTGGTCATCAGCTCAAAGCCACGTTTGATCGACATGGAAATGTTTGCGCCCATACGAGCAAACCAACCAGAGATCATACCCATCTCGGCAGCTTCCATGGAAATACTTTCACATGCGATGTAGAACTGACGGATAGGATCGACTTGAACATTGTCAGCCGATTCGTTAGATACGACTTCGTTCGTACCATAGCGAGTAAAGAGAGACATGGTAGCTACCTTGTTTTAATGAATTCGGGAGTCTAGACATAAAATTACGCTTGAACTCAATTAATTGATTGCTCTATAACATCAACGAGGAAATTCAATGTTTGGCGAATTTAAGAAACCTTCATTCAGACCTGCTGTAAACGTAGGTTGTTTGATGGATGTGTCAACAGGTCATTACGAAGAAGGTGAACACGGGGAGATGATCCTCAACGGTGGTCTAGGTGCTTTGAACGGGATTGTATCTCGTCCGAACAACTTTAAGACAGCCCTCGGTGTTTACATGCTGTCCATGGTGCGTCGTGCTATGCCGGGTTCCCACTCGATGGTGTACGACACTGAAGGTACACTCAATCCAGTTGCACGTTTTGCATCTGTAGCTAAGCACTGCCCTGAAATCGCAGCTATCGATTTCAACAACGATCCACAGTTCATGTTCACTGACTTGTCTCAGTACACCGGTGACGAGTTCTTCTTCACGCTGCGTAAAGCTCTGGATGCCAAAGCAAAAGATCCTAAGACGCACATGCGTACATCGCCATTCAAAGATGTCGATGGCCAGCTGAAGAAGTGTCTTCACCCAACTACTGCGTTCATTGACTCGTTCTCGAAGTTCATTGTATCTGCTGTAGATGAGATGTATGCCAAGAACAAAATCGGTGACGGTAAGAACAACACCGACGCCATGACTAACGGTAAAGCTAAGAACCAGTTGTTCAACCAGCTTCCACAAGTCGCAGCACAAACCGGTTCTCACTTCATTCTGACTGCTCACGTTGGTGACATCATTCAGATGGAGATGTATCCAACCGATAAGCGTAACCTGACCGGTATGAAGAAAGATACCGTGTTGAAAGGTGTATCGGGTGGCTTCTACTCTCTGCCTAACAACGTCTGGGACGTCGTATCGAACAAGCCTCTGCTGAACAACGATAAGATGCCAGTGTACCCACTGGATAACTCTACGTCGATGCAAGGCGACTCTGACCTCCGTATTCTGGAAGTTAAGAACCTCCGTCCAAAAGGTGGTATCGCTGACCTGGCTGTACCGATCATCGTTGCACAGTCTGAAGGTGTTCTGGTAGCACTGACTGAGTTCCACTACTGCAAAGAGAACGCTTGGGGCATTGGTGGTAACGTACAGAACTACTTCGTAGAACTGCGTCCAGATGTATCGCTGAGCCGTACCAAGGTTCGTCAGAAACTCAACGCTGACCCACTGCTGCGTCGTGCTGTTGAAATCCAATCGGAACTGCTGCAGTTCATTCACTTCAAACGTGAGTTCGATACCCCTACTCCGAAAGATCTTTACGAAGGTCTGATCAAGATGGGTTACGACTGGAATGTACTGCTGGGTGAAACCCGTGGTTATTGGATGGTGAAAGAAGAAGAACACCTATGCGAGAAGAAGTTCCTGTCGACCAAAGACCTGGTTCGCATGCTGCGCTTCGAATACGTTCCATACTGGATGTCTAAAGAAGACAAAGCCAAGATCAAACCACTAGAGGCTACCGCCAGCTAATGTCTCACTACGACACCTTCATGCGTTGGCTGTTCTGGCCAATTACCACACCGTTAGAGTGGTTCTTCAGGCACCGTTGTAAATTGGATGCTGAAGGCTGCTGCTTACACGAATATTGTGCTGAGGGTAAAGAGGGTGTCCCTGGATGGGGACAATCGAACGAAAGGTGGGTTCGTCGTAACCCACTACCCTCCCGGCCACCAAAAGGTCCTCCACCACCTTACAGATACAAATAACGATGAACGTATACACATTCCAGCTTGGTCGTTTAGAGAACCTAGTGTTCAACACGATCCCGTATTACGACACTACCGTTAAATCAGGTATGTGGCAACTGGCTCCCACATGGGACATTGTAATGGGAGTTAAGTCTAATGCCATTACTCCAGAAGAATACGAGTGCCAATACATGGCGATGTTGGAATGGCGTTACTTCACCTACCCAGAATTTTTCGAATGGTTGATAAGCCATGAACAAATCGCATTCGGTTGTTACTGTCGTGCTGGCAAGTTCTGTCACCGGCATCTTATCACCAAGTTTCTTTCCCAAATAACAGATGTTAATTATTGCGGCGAGCTTTAGTTAACAGGAACACAACATGTCTTATAATCAATTCATTTTCGAAATGACGCGTGCCGTCGATCCTGAACTAGCTGAAGATCTAAATCGTCGCATGACGGTACAGCTGACCACTACTATTGAAATGTCAAACTTCATGAATGACATTTTAAATCAATACCCACAAGACTGGGCGAAGTTCTGGTTCACTACGAACCAACCGTACACCATCGAACAGTGGTGTAACTACTACCGTCAATGTGTACTGCCATTCTTCCGTATGCATCGATTGCCGCCCGTAGGTGCAGATGCGAGACCTATCTATCCGGTCTAATCGTATAGTATTCATTAATGGAGAAATACGATGTCACGCAAAGCAGCAGAAAAGGATGCATTGCATTTCATTGACATGTTTCTGCCAGGGAGCAAAAATAAAGAGCTCATGGCAGAGATGTTCAAGCGAATGTCCGATGCAGAATTTGAACAATGGATTAACAACCTAGAGAGCGGTGCAGAGTACGTAACGCTGTATGCTCCTAACCTAGCCGACGTAACACTGAGCATTGAACGGAACTATAAAGTCGCTGAGGCTTTAGGTTTTGAACTCTTCCAGCAATTACGTCTGACTGACCAATCCACGGGTCAAGTTTATCTAACACCAAACAAACACTTGATCGGCATGTTGCCACTCCGTCGACAAGTACAGATGCTGGCTAAGAAGCGATCTATCCCAGGTTCAAGCCACGTAGTGGATGAACGCTCGGGTCAGGCTTCTGGTGATTCTAAAGGTTCTCGTCTATCCGGACCAGAGATCCAAGTAAACGTTTCGAAAGGTTTGAAGACTTCTGTATTGGAACTCGTTAAGTTCCGTGGTGGCGACGCAGAAGCTTACAACCAAATGAATCGCCAGATCATGGAGACTGGTGAAGCTTCACTTAGTTCTATCATGGCTGAGTCGCCAAGCATTGTCAAATCAAACAAAACGTTGTCGGTATATCTGTCGGCAATGATGCTGAGGAATAACCTTACATGAATCCATCTCTAATCGATTCCATCCGCCAAGCGTGGATGGAAGGGTTAGAAGAGTTTCTGGCTTTGAATCCTGTTAATGATAAGTCGATGCTCCCTAACCTGGTATCTGCAATCTCCAACATTCGTGTACATCACCTGTTACGCGAAGGTAAGAACGAATCGTTTATTCGTCGGGTGTATGATGATATCCGCAACATCCCAGATTTCTATATCCTGTTCATGTCTGCAGTTTCTGCTTTTATGCTGCAACTAGAACAACCCGCTGCAGCTATCGATTACTTCTGTAACCGGATAGAACTCTATACTGACAAGTCTGGTATCATTGACCACACCACGCTGTCACGTAGAGCGCCTACAGGCACGCTAAAAGCGATCTTGAGCGAGAACCCATGGCTCTTCATGCTTTTGGTTGCTTCGACGCATGAGCGCGATACAGTGTCCATGCTGGTTAAGCACGGGCTTAAGAAATGATTCGTCGTATCCTGTTAGGTATTGACGAACTATTGGACACACGGCTTGGTGTTATTGCTAACATCAGCCAAGAAGCAGCAGCAAAACTCGTAAGCAATCCTGGGTACTGGGAACGAGACTTTGATGACTGGGAAAAACTCACCGATGGCATGATTACCAAAGCGGCATTTGATGAAGCATGGGCTAATCGTGGTGGTGAGAACAGTGCAGCTACGATTAACGCTAGCTTCGAAACAGGACTAGCTCCATTCCTTTACCAGATGCTCGCTGAAGCGGATATCAACATGATGGATGGGATGACACGGCAAGCGGATGAAATCGGCTTAGCGGTCAACACAGCGCCTTACACGATGTCTCCTAGTGAGCGTGCTACGCTAATAGAAATCATTCAGCTGAAATACGGTAGTGAACTGAATGTTAAGCTGGTGGAATACACCATCGAAGAGCTTACCATAGAAAGACTCGCTGATGAATTCGGTGCGATGATTATCTACGACTTTGCTAATTGGTTTAAGTTACACCACGTAGCAATCGTTGGTACACTGATGCCAGACTTCAACATCGTACATCCGAAGTTGTTTGATCGTGATCCATCTGAACTAACCCTCGAAGAGAAACGACACGAGTTCGTTAAGTTCCGTTCATTTACTCAGCACAACATGGATATCAACTGGATTGATGCTCGGTACTTCAGTCTGATAAACGTGAAGCATTCTTTGGCACCACCGATGTCAGACACCGATCCTGAAGAGTTCGCTCCTGTAGGGGCGATCGATGAAGACTTCCGTGATCTCATTCGAAATGGCATAAAGGCCTCCCCTTAGGGGAGGCTTTATGTCGTTATGCACCAAACGTTTCTACGGCAGCAAACAACTCATCTGGGATGGTTGGAAGTTCAGCCAGAGTGGTAGCAGCTTTAACTTGGTCTTTCAGAGCCCAGCCAGCTGCGTAACCTTCAGTCACACGTTGGAATGTAGCATCAGCCATAGCTACGAATTCTTCTGCAGTAAGGCTAACGTTGACGTTCTCGTATACACGGAAGGAAACTGGTAGCGGTTGCCCAGCAGCGATAGCTTCTTTAGCTACAGTACGGATAGACGTGATGTTCAGTCGATCAGTAGTACGGATCTGTACGTGATACAGACCTTCGGCAAACTGATACGGGAAGCCACGTTCGAATTGAGCCACACGGAAAGCTTCAATTGCAGTTTCCAGAGTAGATTTTGCACTAGCCAGGGAAACAGCAACTTCTTCTGAAGTGTAGTCGCGAGCGGTGTAAGTACGATACCATTCGCCGTCACGCAGTTCTGGAGCACCCTCAGTTACAACGTCACCTGTAGGTACAGTTGTATCGTAGACGACTTCATAACCGTAAGCAATCAGTTCGTCGGAATCAATGGTCGATGGGAAGATGGTGGTCTTGACACGACTGGCCAGTTCACTCAGATATACTGGATAATCGCCAGTATCTGATTCGATCAGTCGGGTATTTTTAGTAACTAAAGTCATGGGTATTCCTTGATTGGAAAGGTTTCATAGGATGAACATAAGGCTTCCCCGAAGGGAAGCCCATGTCATTAGCTGGCGGTCTGAGCACCAACAGCACCGATCAACACAGGCGAACCACCACCGATAACCAAGAAGGTTACGACGTTGATACCAGCTTGATAGGTCGGAGCAATACCACCGTTCCAGATCAGGTTGGAAGCCGTTACAGCAACACCGTTGATTTGGAAGCTGATAGCTGCAGTCGAACCACGTACCAACAGTACCAGCGTAGTCGCACGACCTGCGGCAGGCAAGTTCGTGAAGTTAATGGTCTTAGCCACTGCACCCGAGGTGTTAGTGATATCCATCAACTGCTGGGTAGCAGCGTTGAACGTAGCGGTTGCTGTGGCAGCGGCGACAGCAGTAGATGCAGTGTCGTAGCTATCGAAAGCAACCCAGTCGGTAGAAGTACGCAGATACTTCTTGGTATCGGATGGAGCGCTGATACCAGTGTATTCGACCCAGTTAGCATTCTGACCAGAACGCAGGTAGGTTTTACCGGCGGTGGTCGGAGCTTCACTGATACCCGATGCAGGCATCACTAGCTCTTTCCAGATCGGAGCCGAACCAGCAGCTTCGAACACTCGAACCATCTGCTTACCGTCTTTGACCGTCAGGTCTGCGATACCAGCTGGGACAGCTACCCATGCACCGTTGCTCTGACCAGTAGCACGACGACGACCGTAAAGGATGTTGTCAGCAGTTGGTTCAGGGAATGCAGGGAACTGGATTTCAACCCACTCACCGATAGTCGTTTCACCAGCTTTCAGTTGACGACCGTAAACCTTACCACTTACGAGGCTTGGTACTTCATCAACCGGCAGTGCCACCCAGGCATTACCCAGACGTACAACCTTACCGAGGTTAGGTAGCGGCGAGTTCACGTCACCAGCAACCAGACGACCCATCTGCAGCCAACCGTTAGTGTTGTCTTTGTAGAAGGTATCGAACTGTGCGTTAACAGCCCAGTCACCATTCCGACCGTAGTCAGGAGTTGGTTCCGATACGCCGTTAGGCAGTACCAGCCACAGGCTACCACGTTCACCAGTATTACCGGTGTTACCCTTCAGACCAGTTTTACCCTGGATACCTTGTTCACCCTGAGGGCCACGAACAGGACCAGCGTTGAACCACTCAGTAGCGCCACCAACAGGGTTGATGCCGTACAGGTACAGATCGCTACCTACCAGATAACCTTCACCGGCAGAACCAGTTGGGTGTGCGGCAATCAGAGCCGACTCAGTAGCGTACGAACCCATGATGGTGATCGAAGTACCAGCTGGACCTTGAATACCAGCAGAACCATCATCACCTTTCTCACCACGCAGATAGATACCTGGGTTATAAACACCAGCATCGTTCACTTGGTAGAGACGACCATCTTCTTGGGTGTAGTAAGCATCACCTACTTCCAGGGTAGATGGATCAGGCAGATCGGCAATGAGTTCAACTTCGCCTTTGATGTTCAGGCCAGGACCCGCAGGACCTACCTCACCATCAGCACCGTCTTGACCGTCATTACCAGCCGTACCGGTATCACCTTTAGGACCACGGAACTGACCCAGGTTAACCCAAGCACCCGAGATCCACATGTACAGAGTACCAGTGTCTTGAGTGGTGTAAGCATCTTGCTCAGCAGCGCCAGCAGGCAGAGCCGCTTGGTTAGCTACAGAACCTTTGATGGTTACGTTACGGCCATTAGTACCGTTCGTGCCATTAGTACCATCGACGCCGTCTTCCCCATCGGCACCTTTTAGGGTAGCCAGGAATTCAGCTTCGGTACCGGAGTTACCAGCATCCAACCAAATCTGGTAGACAGACTTGCCGTCAACACCATCTTGGCCATCTTCACCACGGAAAGGACCAGCATCGATCCAAGCTGCGCCTACACGAATATGCAGGTGACCGGTATCGAGTGCAACCCATGCATCCTGATCCACTGGGGATGGCAATGCTTGGATAGCAGCCAGGTTAGCCTGAGTACCTTTGACTTGCAGGTTACGACCGTCAGTACCATCGGTACCGTCAACGCCGTTAGTACCGTGCAGAGAGGCAAGCCACTCATCTTCAGTACCTACGAAACCTTCGTCTCGAGCAATCTCGTACGCCGACTTACCGTTCAGAGAACCGAAGTTCACGTAATCGGAATTCGCTGGAGTAGTTTCATCAACAACCCAGATGTAGAGTTCGCTACCAACGTAGTAAGCTTCAGTTGGATTACCTGGACGAGGCAGTTCCGATTCATTAGTCAGACGACCTTTGATTTCGAATGCCAGTGCAGGATCACCTTTCTCACCCTCATCGCCTTTCAGCGAAGCGAGCCACTGAACCTCAGTACCTACGAAGCCATTGCTAACCGCTACTTGGTAAGCGGAATCGCCATCATCACCTTTCTCGCCGTCAGTACCATTAGTGCCGTTGGTACCATCAGTACCACGATCACCCTTAGCACCTTTCAGCGAAGCGATGAAGTCAGACTCAGTACCCGAGTTACCGATATCCAGCCAGCTCTGATAAGCAGACTTACCGACAGGACCAGGTACACCGATGTCAACCCAACGACGAGTTGGAGTTTCAACCAGAGTCCACAGCGAGTTACGCCATACGTACGTGTCACCAGCTTTGTAGTTCACGTCGAGTGGCAGCGAAGCACCGGTAGGCCATTCGCCGAGGTAGTTTAGACCACGACCTTCTGGACCTTGCATCGAGTTAGACTTAACCCATGCAGTGCCGTTCCAAACGTGCAGGAAAGTATCAACGATGTAGGCATCGCCTACTTCGGATTCACCCAGATCAACTACTTCTTGGAATTGTTCTTCCGAGATAGTGTCGATAACGTTCAGACCTTTACCGATCTCACCTTGTTCACCCACCAGGCTTTCCAGCCACTGGGCTTCAGTACCGATGAAACCACCATCGACAGCTACTTGGTAAGCAGACTTACCATTGGTACCATTAGTACCGTCGGTGCCGTTATCACCCTTAGCGCCCTTCAGGGAGGCCAGGAATTCGGCTTCAGTCTTACCTGCGTTACCAGGTTGTTCCAGCCACAGATCGTAAGCGGCTTGACCAGTTTCACCTTTCAGCGAAGCGAGCCACTCGGCTTCAGTACCGACATCTGGATCAGCTGCGAGAGCGAGTTCGTATGCAGTTTTACCATCCGCACCGTCTTCACCATTAGTACCGTTGGTACCATCAGAACCTTCGAGAGATTCCAGGTACTGTGCTTCCGAACCAACAAAGCCGTTATCCACAGCCAGTTGATACGAGGACTTACCTTTCAACGACGCCAGCCATTGAGCCTCGGTGCCCACAAACCCACCAGCAACGGCGGATTGATAAGCGGATTTACCAGTCTCACCCACCAGCGATTCCAAGAAGTCAGCTTCGTCTACCAGAGACGGGTCAGCTTCTTTAGCAATATCAAAGGCAGATTTACCTTCCAGCGATTTGAGGTATTCAGCCTCAGTACCCACGAAGCCTGCATCTACTGCAGCTTCATATGCCGACTTACCAGTTTCACCAACTTCACCTTTGATGTTGGCCAGGTAGTCAGCGATTGGCTTACCAGCATTACCTGGTTGGGCTTGCCAGACTTCGAAAGCGGAATCACCGACTTCGCCTTGTTCACCCTTGTCGCCTTTAGCCCCTTTGATGGACAGCAGCCATTGGGCTTCCGTACCAACGAAGCCTTGATCTACGGCTGTCTGATAAGCCGATTTACCAACCAAGGTTTTCAGGAAGTCTGCTTCAGTACCGATGAAGCCATTGCGCAGTGCGACCTCGTAGATCGACTCACCAACTTCACCTTGATCGCCTTTCAGCGATGCGATGAATGCAGCTTCATCACCAACGAAACCAAGTTCAACAGCGATTTGGTATGCGGTCTTACCTTCAAGAGAGGCAAGCCATTGTTCAACAGTGCCTACGTAGCCGTTCTGGACAGCAATCTCGTAAGCGGACAGACCTGCGTTATTGCGGATCTTGGAAACTAATAGACGGTAGTTCTTATACGTACCATCCGCTTCCATGCGGATAACTTCCAGAAATTCGTCGCCACCGATACTCAGTAGCGAATCCATTCCGGAGATCATACCCTTCTTATTTGACTCTGCCATCGCGATGTTCCTTTAAAAGAGAGCCTTAGTAAAATCAACCGGTCGTCTTACTAAAACTAGAATAAGACTCATACAGTAGGTAAAAAAATACTAGGACGGCATAAAGGAAACCCGAAGGTTTCCGATATGCTTGTTACGGTTGTACGACACCAGCATCCAGTTTCCAATCGCCATTACCATCTTTGGTAAAGCCGATGTCTGTCAGCAGAGCCAACAGGGAAGCCGAGGTTGCAAACTTAGCATCGTCAGTACCTTCAATCAGTTCTGCACCAGTTGCTTTAACCGGTACAACAACTGGATCAGGTAGCTGAGCGGCAGGTACTTTACCAGCCACAAGGGTGGCAATACTTACACCGACTTCAGTGTCGTCAACCTTTCCATCCAATGCATCCTGCAGGTCAGTGACCTTAGATACGGCAATATCCGGCAGTTGAGCAACTGGGACTTTACCAGCAGTCAGGCCTGCAACAGTAGTACCGATATCCGAAGATTTCACAGTACCATCGAGCGCATCCTGAAGACCAGTAATGTCGGCAATTGCTAATGTCTGAGCGTCCAGCTTATCATCGATAAGTTGGTTAACAGCGGCCTCGTTGAGACCAGCCAGAACAGTACCACCAGCAGTGACACCGTCATGCACGTAAACCAGCTTCAAGTCTAGGTCAACGAAGAGCGAGCCTTCAGCGCCTACCCAAGCAGCTGCTTGTGCAGTGGTACCACGTTTGAATTGAATAACCATTATCAGTTCCTTCTATGGAGATTTGTTACGGCGTTACGCGACCTTCGTCAAAGACGATGTCCTTCATATCGCTAGTATACCGAATACCCGGAAGTGCCAGAAGCACTTTCATTACTTCGGTAGTCGTCCGAGACCGCAGGAGATACCGAGCGAACTCAGTCTTCTGTGGTTCAGACACAGGCTTATCCTTGTCCAAGGTATTATCGATCTTATCCAGACCGACATCTGCAGCGGTAAGTTCACGGAACTCACCCACACCATCCTCATTAGCTGTCAGTACTTGCCCAGCCTTAGTAGGATCATGTTCATACAGAGCTTTGACTGATTGAACCCATTCGGATTCAGTGCCAGTAAATTCTCCAATACGTACAGCAGTTTGATAGGCCGATTCACCGACCAATGTTTTTAGCCACTCAGCTTCTGTTCCAACAAAGCCATTATCAACGGCTAAGTCGTATGCAGTTTTACCCACCCGAAGCTTAGATGCAAATGTCCGATAGTTCTTATACGAACCGTCCGGCATCAGACGAACAACTTCTACGAATTCATCTCCCGACAAAGATAGCAGGGATTCAAATCCAGAAATCATACTTTTGTTTGCTGCGTTAGTATCCGCCATGGCTAGATCCTTTCTTACATAGAATTGTCAGCCTCGATGGGCTGCAACTTTGGATTCGAACAATTTCAGAATTGCACCAACCGTCAACGGAGTCTTCTTATCACGGGCGTAGAAAATACCAACGTTAGCTGCTGCTTGGCGTGGGAACAACTCTGCACCAAGTGCTGATGGATTAGCCAGCAAGAATTTCTTAGCCGTACCAGCACCAAAGAAGTGCGCAGCGTATAACTCAGTATCTGTGGGTTCGTGACCCAAGGCCGGTTTCAGAATACGAGCATTATCTTTCAAAGACTCGGCCCCCATCAAGCCATTGGCTCGTGGGTCTGTCCGAAGACTACGCTTGGCATTATCTTTCAAGCCATACTTACCGAATGTCAATTCAAGGATATCATCCCAAGACTTATCTAAGAACTGGAACCATCCCGTAGCACTCGATGTCGATGCTTTGACCGTGTAATCGAAGTTAGATTCGATCGATGCGAAGGTCGCCAATGTGATTGGGCTTACACCTGTAATCTTACCAATTGCTTCTAAGGTCGGCATAGCTGCAGAGCGTGACCGATTAGCCTTAGGCATTGGAATGGGATCTAGGACAGAACTTTGCACCAACCCCAATGCGGTCAACGTTGCGTTACCAGCAATACCGTCGGCTACTAGGTTAGTGGCTTTCTGAAAAGCAACTACGGCGTCATACGTTTTCGACCCAAACTGGCCATCAGCAACAAGTTTATAGCCCTTACGTACCAATGCATCCTGCAGCGCGCGAACGGAGTCGCTAGTGTCACCTTGTTTTAATGCAGCCATGTTATCTACCTCATTTGTGTTCGAGTTCTCGAATGTCTCCAGATTCCAATAAGCGCGGATCACCATCTTCCAGGTAACGGGCGTACGGAGATGCTTCAACTACATCAACGATGATGTCAGTTTGGCCGTAATAAGCATAGCTGCCTGTCATGGCTTTAAGCGTGTAGACAAAAGAAGCTTCACTGTTATCAATAACAACAGTGGAGAATGAAACGTCATCGGCGCCGAAAGTCATCTTTCGACTACGGTTAATTTCAAGTGCGATGCTAGCAGGGGTTGGACGCCCCACAATTTTGATTCTTGTGCTCGTGCCCAGTACCTTTGGATGTGCCAAATCTAGACGACGATATACGAAGAATTCTTTAAGCCCAGTAAGGCGGTTGGTCATCTCAATAAAGGTACGGCCAGGGATGGCAGGCAGAGGGGCAAAGAACATGTCCTCAAAGCTGACTTGATCAGGCTTGTAACTCCTTTTCAAGTCATGGTTCACCTGCTCCACGAGTGCTTCGCGGGAAGGCGTATCAAACGGGAAACGATCTGTTGTGATCATGTTTTAACCTCAGTCCTGTGGTTACAAAGTTGATTAACCCACATAGCATAATAAAGTCCGCCCCATAATGGGGCGGACAGTATTATTTTTCAACCTGAGATAAGCAGTTTTGCAATTTCAAACAGCCCCGTGATCAGTACTTTAAATACGTCACTCACACCAGCAGCTGCTTCGCCTTCCAATTTGGCTACGCTTCCAGCAAAACCCAGTCCTGCCATTACAGCCAGTATGGCCATAGACAAAACCAAGAACTTATAACTGTCTTTCTTCCTCAGGGGTGTGAACTCCTTTTGGAAGATAGCATCCTGTTTCTCACGATCCGTTTTATAGATAGCTGAAATGGCTTCAGTGCCGGTCGAAGACGTCGTCAGTGCGGTCTCGCCGGATAGCAACAGCTCATTGTTCAGGTATCCAATCAGCATTGCTGCTGTAGGGTGTGTTGAAATCGGACTCCGGTCAATCTCATTTAGGATTTCCGAGATTTTCATTTGGCTTCTCCAAACCACGATGTTTGTTTACCCACTCACGTGATTTGCGCACTTGTTGGTTACATAACCCGAGTGCATCTGTTTGTAGGAGCCAGTGATCAGACATCAACAGGTACCGCGCTTCCCAATCCGTCATCTTACCGACCACACGATAACGCTGCGCAGCATTACGAATGTCATCAGCAGATGGGGGTGGGGATACATAGCACTCAGCGGTTAGTGCCGCTGGTAGTGCAGCCGACACCACGTTCTGGGGCGGCGCGACAGTAGTGCTCGTGCATCCGGTTAGCCAACAACTCAATGCGAGAATCAGCACTAGAATCATAAGACTCTTTGGGGGCGGGCCGATCTTGAGTTGCTTTTGGCCTCGTTGCAACCGTTGCCTTAGGCTTGTCCACAATCGGGGTGGGGACTGGTGCCGGGGCGGTTGCCATGTCAATGTAGTCATCAATCACTCCTTCACGTGACTGCTGTAGCTCTTCCTTCGCATCTTCTTTTTGTTGGACAAATTCAGCAACGACCTGATCCGAGATGGTGGCGGATTGATCTTGATACTTCACCGTTTCCGTAAGCACTGAGTTCTCGGTCTTTAATCCACCGACTTGCTCAGTTCGCTTATCGTATTTGTCCCACACCAAATAACCAACTCCCAACATAGCTACAACAACACCAACCAGGAGCCATTCATACCAATGCAGACTTTTGAAAAACATCATCGTCTCTTACCTCGTCTCCGCTTTTTGCGTTCCTTCTTGACCTTGACTTTCTTGACAGGCTCAGCGGGCATTACCCTAGGTGTAATGTGTTCGGCACAATAAAGCCCGATCGCACAAGCATCGACACTGTGTTCATCTAGATCCTCAAGATCTACATTCCACTTAATGCCTTTGCGTTTACGCATCGCACGACGTACATCTTCCTTATCTGTTCCTTTAATGCGTTCCATACCCGCATTGATCTTCGCAGTAGACGGATCAACTTGGAACAAAGGCATAAAAGGGTCGTACATATACACAGCACTACGCACCATCGCAACGCACTCTACGAGCGCTGCGAAGGCAGTAGCGAAACGTCCTAGGTAGTTAGCCTCCACGATAACAGCGTGCGGCCTGTGGGTCCTCAGGAGGTCTAAGACAGCATCTCCGAGTTGCATCAAGCGTAGTACACGGTTACCATGGAGGTCTCCCAGTTCCGCATAGTGCGGATGGGTATCCTTCAGATGTACGGTGAAGGATTCATCAACAGTTACATCAGAGCCGTTCAATTCGTCTAGTAGAATCGCTACACCCAAATGCGAAGAGCCAGGGTCGAGAGACAGAATCTTAAAGGGCTCTGAATTCGCTGGCATCTTAAGCATGGTTAAACCTTAGCGAATTCTGCAACGTTCAGGGCTTGATCGCCCAGCATTGGTTCCGAAGCACCGATGTCGTAAACCATGGTCAGACCATTCGAGTTATAGGCAATTGGGTGGTTAGTGGCAACGTGTACCGAGATCTGAGCACCGATGACTTCGTTGTAGTCGAAGCTACCACCGCCACCAGCTGCACCCGATACGAGTTTGTCTACACCAGTAACCAGACCGATTTCAGAGATAACTGGAGAACGAGTCGAACCCGTACGAACACGGTGAGCGTTAACGATCTCTGCGATGTCTTCTTTGGTGAACTTAACTTCTACGATAGCAGAAGCCGAAATGTATTTCGGAGAACCTACAACAACACCCGTGTTTGGAATAACAGGAGCGGTAGGGTTCAAGTCATCCAGAGTCGGGACGTACGGCTTGGTTACTTCAACACCATTGATAATCTCGATTTCCAGCAGCTGTGGAACAACAGCAGAAATGTTGATACGACGACCGTAGTAAGCGAAGTAAGGTTTCGACTTGTGTGTTTCTTGCACGCGCAGGCAATACTTCTCACGTTCCAATGCAGTCAGGTCATCAGTGACTTCACGCAATACGAATGGAATGTGGTTGTACAGACCGTTGTGGTTAGTACGGTGTGGACGAACATCAGTTTCATCCGAACCATCGTCAGCTACCACAGTGTAGTGACCTTTGTTACCAATTACGAGGTAACGGAAGTTCAGCGATTGTGCGTCAGCTGGGAGTACACCGTTTTGTACGTTGAACTTTTGGTTAAGCGTGGTATTTCGCAGCAGGGCTACCTTCTGTGGTAGACCCAGGTATTTGACGGTTTGTAACAGAGCACCGACAGCGGTACGTGTTACGTTAACTACTTGTTGATCGAGAATGGACATATCAAACCCTTATTGGAATTCATGTTTTGCAAGTTGTATGGCAAGTACGAGTCATAACACAAGCCCACAAGCCGCCGAGTTGTGATGGATTGACTTGATGGATAGTGGAAAGATGGAAAGCAATACCTTCACCTTTCTGGACTGGGATGTTGTTACCTGCTAGGTTGATGTACATTCCGTCTTGCAACGCGTAAGCAATTACGGTACCGCACGACTCTTGACCAACCCAGTAGGTCATAGTATCCAGGAACCCAACATGAGGTTCGAATTCCAAGAACCAACATTGCAGAGCACGTTTAACGATAGGCTCTGGGATTAGTTCTTTGTACTTAGCGCGTTGATGGCGGTTCCAGCTAAACCAACGGCTGTATTTGTAGCGACTTTCTTTGTCACGGATATTCTTACCGATACGCAACCGCGTACCAGTTGATTCAGACAACGTGAGTTCTTGGCGCAGCTCGGCGAGAGCTTCTACCTTACCGTCGTCCAAAGCTGGGAGTAGTGTATACATGCGTGTACCTAATCGTAGAGGAAAATGAGGACGTAACGTCGAGTAGCAACTGGTGGTACAGCGTGTGGTTCAGACCGCATGGGGAACACAACACCTTTACCGGGTTGATCTGGATGGAATACACCAGAGATCTCAATTCCATCACCGTCATTGTTCAAAGCAATAACCATGTTGTGGCGGTAGTATGCACGGTCAACATGCTCGGGCATGCCGTTACCTGGTTCATACCGATTTGCACAAACTTCAGCCAGTGGACACCCTTCAATCTTGGGAGCTAAGCCCCACAAGATCTCTCTGAGTTCTTTTGGCATCTGCTTGTCTCCTAGGAACCAGTAGTCGGCCTTAGGATCGCCTTTGGTGGGGATACTGTTGATCTTTAAGCGATGGTACCAGTAGTCATCTGGGAGGGCTTCTAGAGCCTCCCTGATAGCTTTAGCGACGTCAGTGGAAAACGCGACCACCATCGAGCGATCTCGGACCGAGTTCCTCGTGTAGACCACCGGCGAAACGTTCTTCGTCACCTGCTGCAATTTCATCATTGGTGACGTATCGGTAGTTAGGGTCATTCGCGTATGCCTCTTTGTGTTCACGGTTAGCGTCACGTGCAGTATTGATGTAGTCGAGCATCTCTTCGAGTTCGTCTAGTTCAATACCGTGTTCTTTAGCCAGGATCTTGATAGCCCGACTTAACACGTTAACCTGTTCGGCAATCGGATACACTTTAGTGATCTTAGTTGCCATTGCTTTATCGAGCTGGAATTCGTAGACGACTTCTGGGAGATCAGCGTTGTTTACGATCTCGTAGTCTGGATACTTACCAACGATAGTCTGCGTGTTGCTATCGAACTCGGCTTCTACGTAGTTCATCAGATCTGCACCGCTAAGATCAGAGATCTCGACGTTGCTAAGGGCGAAAATGAATTCGCCACTTACTTTGTTGAATGCCAGTACACTGTTTGGACCAGGTGCACTATTGCCGATTGCAGTGTAGATATCTGCTGTTGTTGCCATTGTTATTTCCTTTTCTTAAGCGAGGTATACCCAGCCAGAAGCTGTACGGGTAAAGAGTAGTACCGTTCGGATAGCCAACTCGAAGTAGTTCGCCCCGTATTGACCCAGAGCCATAGAACCGACAGGCCAGTTAGCAAGGCTAGCGAAACTGGTATTCAGAATGTTCAAGCCTGCGTTAGCACCTGTTGTAGATTCTGCACCTTTAGCACCAGTGATGTAACCGATGTATGCAACCTTACCACGCGAGTCGTTAATCGGTTTCAGCAACGTTGCCCAGTTCTTCCAAGTCTGGTCACCAGCCAATGCCCAGTTAGATACATCAGAACCATCGTACCCGCTACCAAGCTGAGTATAAGGGAACCGACCACCTACAATGTTAGCAGCTGGGATATTTACGCGAGACTGGTTGTAGAAGCTGGTGTAGTCTATACCGTTGAACAACGTGGCGTTAGCTGCGTAATCGGTCCACTTCAGTTTCGAGGCAAGCTGACCATTAACGTAAGTCGTCGTATAAACACCGGCCATGTCAGCTGTAACACCGTGAGGGTTAGCGTAGTTAACTTGGTGTGCGTTCAAGCGAGGAATCAAACTACCTGCCAGGATTTGGTAAACACCACCAATCGGCAAGTACGTATTAGCGTTAGCTGGATCTTCAATGTGGAACACACCAGAGAACGGCCAGTTGAACAGCTTCTCACGTTGTACTTGAGCTGGAGTCAAAGAGTGTGGGTTATTGAAGTTCGAGATGTGCGCATTCACTGCTGCTTGATAATTAGCAATCTCTGCACGAGCACTAGCTACGTAGTCATCAGCGTAACGTTCGTTATCCGACATTACTGCCGAGTTCCCTTTAGCCCAAGCTGCTGCTAACCGATCGATCTCTTTGACGGTTGTTTCCAGTCCGTAGAGCTGCCAGTATTTGTGTGCGTGTGGTGATGGCTTGTACACTGTTGGTTTACCAATGATGTCGCCCCAAACGAATGGGAAGTTCGAATCATCGACAGCCTCTAACAGTTCTTGCAATTCATCTGCCGAGACAGAGAACGGACCACCGAGCGCTTGGTACTGGATAGTAACGGGTGAAACCACCGCAGCATTAGTGACAACTACGAAACCCATTACTTCTTTGCCGGTTAGTGTCGACATGTCTTCGTAATGGTAAACAGTTTTGTAGTCAGTACCTTGGATCAACAGTCGCCCAGTATTGTCCCGAGCAATCATGGACTTCGAATAGAATGCCCCATGCTTGCAAACGAATGCCCGGTTGGTCTTACCTGCAACAGTGATCAAGTGATGGACTTCATTGCTTCGGCGATTACCGAGTGCAGTTCCCGTGAAGTCCGTCGGGATAAATGTCAATGTTGTCATCAGTTAGGACCTTGTGATCTTACCCATGCACCAGCGCTACTACCGTTAAACAATCGCACAGCCATACCAATGTTGTTCGATACAGTTCTTTGGGAACCGTTGGATGTACCGATGTTGATCGTGTAATCCATACGTACCAGCATGATCGTACCACCTGGGAAGGCTACTGGGTCAGACAACGCTGCGTTAGCCAATGCCAAAATCTCAGCATCGCTACCAGTTACAGAACCCAACATGGTGATAACCTTAGTCGGGATTACTTCGAACTGTTTAAACTTAGGTGCAATCGGCAACCAGTTTAATGACGGAGCTAAGTAATAGTCACGACCTGGCCAATCTCCAGAGGTAGAGAATCGAGCTGGGTGAATACGACCACTGTTGACGTTAATGTTAGCAACGTTGTTGTTGACGCGAGCAGAGTTATAGAAAGTCGTTGGTGTCATACCAAAGATATTCGTGGATTGCCGAACAGTCGAACCCACTGGAACGTATTCAGCGGAGATTGTGTTCCACTGTGCTACCGTGTAGACACTTAACTGAGCAGCAGTAACCCGGTGAGGGTTATTTCTGTTCGCTACGTGCTCTGCCAGTTTATCACCGAAGTTTACTTTGATCGAAACAGCCATCGAATACGGCGTAGCGTATTTGTTCATCACTGTTGAATCTGGTGCCTGTGCTTCTTGCACAGTAGCGACAGGTTGGTTCGGCACGTTGCCCAAGCCAAGCTTCTGTTTGGTTTCACGGTGAGGGTTAGAAGTAACGTCAGCAATGTGTGCAGTCAAGACCGCATCAACAGCAGTAAGTTGCTTCTCTACTTCGGACATATCCAAGTTGAACTGTAACATCAATGCATCGTAGTCCTTCTGGACTTTTCTTTCGATGCCTGAAGTCATTCGCTTCAGTTGCAGTACTTGAGGAGTAAACCCGAACAGTTCCCACAGTGCATGCAAGTGTCCATTAGGACGGAAGTCATCAGGCTTACCTGTGATGTTGTTCCAATGGATCTTACGTGTGGTGTTCTGCAACCCTTTTGCTGCTTCAACGATCGACTGTGCAACACTGCAATAAGGACCACCCAACATCTGGGCATCTACTTCTACAATGTTGTTTACTTTCGGGTTGATGATAGCGATAACGGAACAGACCGTCTTAGCTGTCTTATCAACAGCATCGGACAAGAAACCAATGCATTGATAGTCACGCCCTTCTTTCAGTTCGTAACCGACGCCATCGATGATGTACATCGTTTCAGTAAAGAAATAACCATTCCTTAGAACGACAACACGAAAAGGCAAACCGTTTTGATCTGCCAAGTCGTACTGTTCGCCTTTAGTCCGGTTATCCAAAGAACTACCGCTCCAGTCGAGGGGTAGCGCATGAAGAATTGGATTCATATTTAGACCTGTACCCAACCACTGGCAGTTCGTGCCGCGGCAAATTGGAATTTGTGCGTGTTAGTGGATGCACCGTTACCATAACCCTGAGCCTGTGTTACGTTCACCGTAAACAATGCCACTGTACCAATTGGTGCGGTGGTTAAGTTGGAGTATGCCGTGTTCAACACGTTCAACGCAGTGGCTACAGAAGGCTGGGCAGACAACTGAATGAGTTTGTAGTTCTCAGCTGTACCGTATTCTGGTTGCAACTGGGAAATGTCAACCCACGTACCGTTACCACGAAGGATACGTGTGCCGTCGGCTGTACCATAAGTCAATTGGTTTGGAACCAACATGCCTTGAGAGAACGTAGACGTCTGCAGGTTTGAACGAACATCATTCATGAATGTAATGCTTGAAGCATTCGCACTCTGCCATAGCACCGCTAAGGTATTCACTACAGTATCGGTCTTGTTATGGAGGGCATTCAACTTAGCTGTCTGTGATGCTTTAGGATCAGCTGCCAGTTGTGCAGGAGTAGTCACGTGTGGATCAGCAGGGTTCAAGTTGATGTGTGCGTTCAACGATGTCGTTGGTGCTTGACCGATCGTGTAATGAGCCAGTGATGGTGTCAAATACTGATCATTCGCCTGTCCCTGTGCTGCTGTGGACTGTGTAGCTAAACCGTAGTTCTGTACGGTACCGAGATCTACTTGATCAGGACGAATTTGGTGCGGGTCATTCTTGTCAGCAATGTGGTTAGCTAAACGGGTATTGAATCGCGCCATGAATTGATCATAGCGATCCTTTACCTGTGTCCGATAATCCGCTTCAGCAGTTTGTGCACCAATCGTAACAGCTCGTGCTAACCGTTCAATTTCATTGTTGAATGGTTGGAACTTATCCAGTCCCCAACGTTCTTGCGCTAGTTCACCAGGACCCCAAACAGGTTCGCTACCAATGTAGTCGTTAATAGAAGGCACCTTAGGGTTGCTCTTATAGAACGCAACGTAATCAGTAATCACCGTGAAGCTGTACGCCAGATCCCCACCGACCATTTGAGCCTGTAGATAGACCTTACCTGTTAGCGTGTTATTAAGGAAGACAATTGCACCTGACACATCTCGACCTGTACGATCAGAGACCTGCTGGTATTTGTACGTCCAGATATAATCCGTACCTGCTTTTAGTTGATTGAAGTTCTTATCGAAAACACGCAGGCTTTTGCTGTAGAACCCACCGTGTTCCATTACGATTATCCGATAAGGGAAACCAGAAATAGATACCAACAGGTGTTCTTCAGAGCCGATGTGATTATTGGGATTAGTGCCCGACAAATCCAAAGGCAATTGGACGATTGAATTCGCCATGTTTACTCCAGTTTTAAGCAGAAGAAAGAGACACGGTTTGCCCGTGTCTCAATCTGAGGTTATGGTAAGCGAGCAGCAGCGTCACGGAAGGCTTCACCGATAGGTCCGTAGACGTTCTCTTCAGCCCAATCGTTGGTTCGCTTAGGCGTCATCAACGATGTGTTGTTTACTGCACTAGCCGCCTCCGTCTTGGTAGACGGGGCGTAGTTGGGAACACGCTCTAACCCAATGTCAGCAGGAACGAGATCATGCACGTTCCCTTTCTGATTGATGTGGTTATTGATCCGGGTACATAACGCCAATACAACAGCGGCGGTGCGACTACCCAGACCACGCATGTCGCTCATTAATTGCTGCAGTGTGATTTGGTTAATCATTACTTATACCACGCTGAGTCAGTGTCTTCAGGATCAATAGACGTTCCCCGATGCGCGTACAGCAAAGCGTTATCTGGAGAGTCACCGAAGAATTGAGTTTGATTCAGACTATTGACGGTTACGGTGAACTTATACCCGGCAGCAATAGATACCAGCGGAACTTGGTTCGAACGTACGTCACATTGCCCTTGAGAATTGTCACCGATGAACCATGCTTTACCTTTGTTGGTCAGCATAGCGAAGTGATCGTAACCACCTGCGATCTGTGCAATACCTTCACCAGCGTCTGTGTTGTTGATCAGCCCAGCTGAACGCAGACCCGCCGATACACCATCACCACTAACAGCCGTAGGAGAAGCAACCAATGCTACGGTAATAGCAGTTGGCGTAGTCCGGTTGATGTTAGCCAGGAATGCACCTTTGGTTTCAGTCAGGATCAAGATCTGTGTTTCACCAACAATTACGTCAGCGATCGTATCAGTAGCCTTGACTGTAGTCAGCAACGAGTTCATCGAGCTTACAAACGTAGCATCGCCCAGTGGTACCCAATCGCTAGTCACTACAGAACCGGTCGTTACTTCAACTTCAGCAACTGCCACGATCTGAGTATTCACTCGTTGTGGAGAAGCACTCAGCGATACTGGTTCGCGTGTTGCCGAACTGGCTACAACTACAACGTTGGTGTTGTCAGCTTTGAATCGACGGATAGCCCCACCATTAGCAGACATCGCGTAGAGTTCAGTCTTGGTTGCCCACAGACCCGCTACAGCGTTAGCAGCTACGAAGGCAGCATCATCTTTCCAACCCACTGGAGCACTGATTGCAGCAGAACCCGAACTTACGATACCACCACGTGGAGTGATGTAGTAACGAGCGTTCTCTTGGGAAGCCCAGCGGTCAACACCGTTGGTCAGGAACTCAGGGAAAGCAACAGCACCGGCAGATGGATACATCGGGATTGACGAAGCAGCTACCAGACGGCTATCGGAGTTGTTGTTCCAAACGCTGTAAGCATCAAACATCGCTTTAGCGCCAGCAACCAACTTCAGTTCTTTAGCTTCTTCTTCCGCTGGTGTAGATGGTTCGACGATGATAGCTGGGTTGCTTACAGAAGCGTATGCATCTTTAACCGCACCACCGAATTGAGTTGTACCGATGAACGTGTTGAACTCATCTACCGAAACAAACTCACTGGCCCATTCTTCCGGTGTCTTACCACCGAAGGTATTGGCATTACCACCACCAGAACCAGCAACCAATGCATCAATCTGTGCCTTGGTGTAAGTACCTACTTGTGCAGCAGTAACTTTGTGTGGGTTCGAAGTTTGGTCAGCAATGTGCTGGTTGATCTTCTGTTCCAATGCGTCGATACGTGCCGTACCAGCCAAGCTCTGAATCATCAGGGCAACGCTGTATGGTGTAGTCAGTGTATTGTTGTTCGTTATGTCAACTGCTTGAGTTGGCGTAGCGGCTGGGTAGTTAGGAACGTTACCCAAGTTAATGTCAGATGCACGCAGACCGTGAACGTTACCCGTCGCATTGATGTGTGCATTCAATGGAGCCATAGCTACGGCATTGATTGCAGCCAGCATCGATGCAGGGCTGATGTATTTAGTCGACAGCAAACCTGCAATGGCTTCCGGGTTGGTAGCCATGCCATAGTTCTGAACGTTACCCAGGTTAACCTGAGTAGCAGTAACTTTGTGCGGGTTGTTGAAGTCCTTCAAGTGGCTATCGCTAGCTCCTTCAGAACCTGCTTCAATTACGTCAGCCAACCGAGTCAGAGCTTCAACGATTTCTTCAGAACCTACCAACGAATCGATAGACTGATCGTGCTCCATTACTGGGAACGAATACGGCAGTTCACCGATCATACCCCAGCTACGAACCAGCGGGTTCAACAGCTTACGGTTAAGTTCAGCCAGAATCTGAGTTTCAGAGAAGCCCCAGTTACCGCCGATAGTCCGATACTTCAGACGTACTTGACCAGTAATAGTTCGCTTCATGAAACGGATCGAACCAGCGATAGGACGACCGATAGAGTCCATGGCTTCAATGAACCAGTGACCTACGAGGTAGTCTTCGTTTTCTACATAGAGAGCGCCAGTTTGATGGTTGCGTACCTCCAGAGAATCTACAAAGAACGGTGCGGCTTGTGGGATGATAAAGTAGTAATCATCTTTGCCGGGAACCTGTAGCGTCTGGATTTCATTTTGGATGAGGTTTGCAGGGTTCGCACCCGTTAAGTCCTCAGGATAGAGACCAGTAGTACTAAGGGTGGCCATTATGCCCTCCTGATAGCGCTGGTGCGCGGTTGTTATCTTAATGATGTGTATAGCACACCAGTGTTTTTAAATTCACATAGGATTATCCAATCCTCACGGAGGTTTCCATAATGTACACTCTAGTACGTTCTCGCTATCGAGCCGATAGACGTAGTGGCCGATGGCAAGAAGCTGACCTCAGCAATGAAATCGTAACTACGTTGTCAACCACATTCGGTGATGTGATTCTTTACATCCAATACGGTGGTTCTGGTGCTACGCAAACGAAAGCACTCAAGTTTGACAATGTGACTACTTGGATGAATAACGTTGATCCAACTTTCACTGTTCAGCAATGGTTAACTTCAATCGGTAATCGGACATTGCCATTCGAAGCCAAACTACCCAATGAAAAAGAAAGACTAGTTCGTTATGCACAAGCATGGCACGCTGGTTACGTACTCCAACCAAAAGGTCGCAACTCCAGTGTAAACTCAACGGCTTCTAAGTTCACCAAAGAAGACCTGTTGATGACACACCCTACACATTCGTATGCTGACTACGATAAGTATTGCCTAACCACAGTGAATGGATATTTCCACATCACTGACTACACTTCTAATGGTGTACGTATTTGGGATGGCAACAAATCTGTACGTCGAGCAAATAACAATCAGATCGGTGTCTATTCATTCGAAACGATTGGTACTATCCAGAAAGTACCGATTACTGAAGCGATGGTTAAACCACAGTCCCCAGGGGCACCATTGAATGATGCTGCATATATCACCATGCCTAGCAACATCAACATTACTAACAAAACTGTACTGTTGGTGATTGGCGGTTATCTACATGTGATGGGTAAAGTCTATAAGCCTGTAGGTGATAGGACATGGCGTATTGAAGTGGGAGCTTCGATGTTCTTGGATCGGTATATTCAATCGGTTAAAGAACTCGATATGGATGCACTGGGTCTTACGGTTGATCCTAAGAATCCTACGTTGATGTCATTAGCACAGATGCGTTCTGATGAGACCGTAATGAAATATCTTACGATGTCTCAATCGTTCTTTGTGATTGTCAATACTCCTTCGTTCTTCCAGGACTATGAACCAATCGAGTGGTTGCGTCTACCAGGTCGGTTCATTGATCCTAGTGGCGATCACTTACCGATCGTTGGTGCGTATGGTCGAATGTTAGACTATCACACGATCCATGAAGTTGATACGTATGTCTACGCAGGTACAGAGAACAAACGTTACGACTACGATGCAGTACATCGAAAGAACTGGACAGCTAAAGCTATCGTAGATGGTGGTCGTTACCCAGCACATCCATTCAAACACGATGAAGCATTCTTCCGTATCCTTGGTACCAATTGATGGCATAAAGCCTTCCCCAACGGGAAGGCTAATATGTCGTTAGAGCTGTTCTTCGTCTTCGTCGGTTTCTTCATCAGCTGCCGCTGCACCGGTTGGGTCATCCAATCCAGTTGTATCAGCTGCCGAGTCTTCATCCAATGCTGGTTCATCAGTAGGTGCGTCGAGATCCATGCCATCGCCACCGGTGTCACCACCCATGTCTCCGCCGAATTCATCTCCACCCATACCACCATCATCTCCGAAGCTATCACCACCCATGCCGTCGTCTCCACCGCCGTCATCAGAACCGAATTCACCCCCGCCTCCAAAGTCACCACCTCCACCGCCACCAGATTCTTCGATGAGTTTACGGAACTCACGAGCGAACTCAGATTTGGTTTTGGTTTCGTGTTCAATGAACTCCATGAATGCACGACCCATTGTGGATTGAGCAGTAGCCATGTAGTCCAGCAACGAGAACGCTGGTTTGTCGCCATCCATTTCCAACAGCACCCCGAGTTCAGGCATGACGTTGTTGTTTGACAACCACTGACGTTTGAAGTATGCCTTAACATGGTTCAAGATCTTATCAGCAACACCAGACATACCCAGTACTTCATCAGGGAACAGGTCAGGTGTAATGTAAGCTTCCAGTGCGGTATCCAACAGATCCGAGTACGCACGATACGATTCAGATTGACGTTCATGTTGGGTGTTGTCAGGAGCCGGTAGGGCTACTTCCAATGCGCCAATGAAATCATCAATGATGTCATCGATCGGTTGTTCTACTTGTTCAGGCGACAACATCTTACGGTTCTTGATGATAGCCTTAGCCATCTTCTGACG